ATAATCTTTGTCTGCTTTTGGATATGCAGCCGAAAGACATCTTTATATATGTAGAGAGTCCGGAAGATTTGGAACTGAAAAAGAAATTGCAAAAAAAATAAAATATCACTTGTAAAAGTGATATATGTGTGCTATAGTATAGTCAGATCAAGAAAACAGCACAGAGCCGAAAGGGGAACGACATATGTTAAAATTAGAAAATCTGAAGAGGAAGAAGGAGAACGGAATGACCTTGTATTTTTATGCGGGGTTGGGTTGGGTAACCGCAGAACGGTTGAGCCAGCCGGACGTTGCAGAGAACGAAGCAGTCAAAGATTTTGATTGCAATCCGAAAAATTCCGGAAAGTGCTCCGACTGCCCGCACAACCGAAATTTTTCGGATTGGCAAGGCGGATTGCCGTGCGGTCAATGGCACTGCTGGGTTGACGTAACTTGCAAATAAGGGAAGGAGAACGGAATATGATTATATGGAAGGCAACAAGTGTGAATGGACTCGTGGAATATGAGCAGGAAGCGGAAAGTTTCAAGGAGCTTTTCGATGCGCTGGACGGAAGAGGAATAATTAGCGATCCAGATTTTCCCCTTTATGATACGGCACTCTTGGAAAAATGCGGGAAATCATTTGATGATGCCGGTTTTAAAGACGAGAGTGGCGAACTTGATTACGAAAAAGTAGATGATTTTCTGGATGGAAAGAAATTGTCTGACAAGGAACTGTATGAATTAATACTTTCCCGGAACGGAGAAGCGTATTATCAAAAATTTATGCGCGAAACCGAAAATCAGATTGTTGAAATTGAGGAATCTGATTTTGATGAAACCGGAAAATACAAGTTTTAAAAATGCCGGTGGATAATCCACCGGCAACAGTCACGTAAATTTGAATAGGTACTAAACCTAATCTTCCAAAACTTACGTGGCTAAGAATAACATATAATAGACCAAAAGTCAAGAAAATATTTTCAAACAAGGGCAGCTTTTTCGATTGCCTTTTCTTTTTTGTCATGTCCAAAATCAACAACGTATCCGGGCATTTCTTACAAAATCTCCGAAAAACTGCAAACAAACTATAAAACTTTTCTTAAATTTTTATAAACAAGGCTAGCTGTGTTAGGTCTTTGATAAGTTCAAAAATGATAGAATAGTATCAGTTTTTGGTAAAAATCGTCTGACAATCGTCTGACATAACACGACACAATCGTCTGACGTCGCTTTTTCAGAACTATGTTTCTCTTTCTCTCTCTTTTTCTTAATCTTTTAGATTAATAATAATACACTGTATCTAAAGTCTATAGGTTTATATTTAAGTTATATCCGCATACGCGCGCGGCGTAAGTATATAATATCACCGTAAAAAAATAAGGCTTGACTTTAAACCCGGAAATAGTGTATACCAAAAGCAGAGAGAAATAAAACGGATTGGAGGTGTGAATATATGCAGGATGTAGAGAGCGTAGATCTTACAAGCCTTATAGTGGATCTAGGTACAGTACAGATATACACATCAACTGTACAGGATTTAATAGACAACGCTTGTATAGAATTTCACATCGAAGATTTACTAAAAGCTGGACAGAGACAATGGAAAGCTGTTATGCAGTATGTTGGTATGCATTTATTCCCGGATACATCGGTACTAAAAGACAAGAGCTTGAAACCTCTTGGTAATGCAACGATACCGACTAACTGCAATAGATACGACAGAGAGGTGTTATATAAACTTTGTGACTATTATATATATATATCCAATGTCTACAGTAAGCTGGTAAGTACAGTAGCATTCAGTTATTTTTGTAATATACCTACAAACACAATGGATATATGGAGCACAGAAGAACCAAGCTCGTTGGCTTTCAAGATGTGGCAAAAATTGCAACGATCTCGTAAGGATTGCATCCTTGATCGTGCGTATGACTCCAATAGTCCCGTAGGCACTATGTTCGTAGGAAATAACGAATTCGGCATGAATCAGCCGGGAATTGGAGATAATGCCACCCAAAGAAGGGCAATTACAGCGCAGGAGCTGCCAAGGCTGGACGAGAAAAAGAGCCAAGAATTGCACGCGATTGATACACAATTCACGGATGCAACGGCAAATAACACGGTTTAAATTGTGTGTGATTATTCTACAATTCACAAATGCAGTAATACCAAGGGTTGTAGCGCTTCAACTATTCGTGAACTATTCGGAAAAGTTAGGTTTTGCGAATAGTTACAAGGACATGACATGAATTGTATTAAAACAATTTGATTTTCACGCAATGACAACAAAACGAAACGGAAAATATTTTATATTTCCATGTTTTCAGAAAAAGGATGGGGAGGGGGTCTGACAGAAAGACCACCGGGCGGCTACTAAGTCCTTTAAATACCTCAAAAAATAAAAAGTCACTTACAACAACACCCATTGACTTTCAACGTAAATAGACTATAATAAATTTATAACAATTCACTTTCACGTTGCGAATCGCAACTAAATTTCCAAAAATTTTTTAAAAACAAAAAAGAGTGTTTCGGACAGGAGAATGATATATGACCGGAAATGAGTATCAGTCATTAGCCATGCGGACAAACGATCGCAAGGCGACAGAAAGAATTTCGGATAAACTTGATTTGCTTAAATCTTGCAAAAAGAACAATATCGCATCGTTGCAAGATTACGACCTTGGCGGCATCTTTAATGCTTGTCTCGGACTATCCGGTGAGGTCGGAGAATTTAACGACATAATCAAAAAATGGATTTTCCACGAGAAGCAGCTTGATATTGACCACGCTAAGAAAGAAGCCGGCGATATTTGTTGGTATCTTGCAATGCTTTGTGAATCCTTCGGCTGGAGCCTTGATGAGATCATGCAGATGAATGTAGACAAGCTTAAGGCACGTTATCCGGAAGGATTTGACATTGAAAGAGCAAACCACAGAGCGGAAGGTGATGTTTAATGGCAAGCTGCAGCAATGAGTTGATGAAAACCGAGTATTCCGAAACCTTTGATGAAAAACGCAAAGGTTTGATTGAACAGTCGTATTACAAATACGGACCGGCAAGAATGAACTTTTCTACCGGAAATGTTGATGCAATCGAAAGTTTGAAAATGTGCCTTGCCAAGTTTGAAGAGACCGGAAACCTTGAATATCTGTGTGATGTTGCAAATTACGCTATGTTCCGGTTTATGTTTCCACAGCAGGGCGAGTATTTCGAACATACGGACTCTGATTCATCTGCCGGGATCTTCGGTATGAGCGTAAATGAAATGGAACGATTCAAACAGGAACACAGCTTTGAGGATGGGAGATATTGATATGATTTTAAATATAATCGCTACGGCGATAGATGCCCTTGTAATACTTGGACTTATGGGAGGACAGGTAAAACAAAAAGACAATTCAAACGCAATTGGTTATTTGCTTTCATACGCGATCTTTGCAATGAATATTATGGTCATTTGGAAATGATGGGCTATCGCCAAACGGTAAGGCACAGGATTTTGATTCCTGTATTCCCGGGTTCGAATCCCGGTAGCCTAATTGGTTGCATGCTGACGTTTCATGTAGCCACGTATGTTTTTCATATGTACTTGAACCCTTGGTTGAGTGATTCAAGCATTTGGGTTCCTCCTTTCGCCACTAGGACGATTCTGTTAAGGACGGTGCGAGACCGTCCGGTGGTATTCTATCATGCATCTATCCCACGGTGCATGAGCCATGAAATTAGGTGGTGGCGGAATAGGTAGACGCGCAGATGGAAGAGACAGGACAAAGATTAAAAACTCATGGTTGAAGTCCTATGGGTTCGATTCCCTCCAATGTGAACAGTGCACGGTTTATGTGAGGTGCAAATCCTCACCCACCTATTCGGTCAAATTATGCTGTTTGCTTGCAGATGGTCTATGTTTTGGCTGTATGATACCACGGGCAATTATAATGTGGCGCAGAGGCATCAAGACCTCGAAATGGAAGCATTAAGACTTCGTTAAGTAGTAACAACGATGGGTATTCCTGCTGAATCATCGTTAAAACAAAACAGGATAGTGCCATGCATAGCACGTAAAACATATTGCTAACCGTCTTGTGGCGGTTTTGATCGGTTAGTCGAGCGGTAAGACACCACCCTTTCACGGTGGCAACACGAGTTCAAATCTCGTACCGATCATTTAAACATGATTACCTCGGTTATTTGGCAGTGTTCACATAATGGAATTGGAGCCGGTTGCTATCCGGTCGGGCGTTTGTTCGCCTTGTAGGTTCGAGTCCTACACACTGCGCTAACTTACGGCAATAAACCTGGGAAAAGGTGTGCCGTAAGCGGTAGAAAGTCCGCATGAAATTGTGCAATGTAGTGCAAAAGCAATTTCAGTATAGCGGTTTCACTACGACTGCTATATACGTCTGTCTGTTGGTCAGAAAGAGGTCTCCAAAACCTCTAACGAAAGTTCGATGCTTTCCGGGCGTGCTTATCTTTATCTCCACTTAGTCGGGTGCTACTGCAATAGTTCCGGTCGATGGGAGACTTATGGATGGTAGCGGTATTATTGGAAACAGAAAACCCTTCCGTGATTAGAAATTGCAGATTTGAAAGCGGTTGGCATGGTTTGAACTGACAGGGTTCGATTCCCTGTGTCGCTATTTGATGATAAAAACATTGTGGAATATTTATATCAAACAAAAGACACGGAATCTCACGAGGATTCCGATTTTTGCTATGATTGGGGGATGAAATATGGTTTTAAATTGTGTGAATTGCGGCGCACCGATTGAAACCGATAAAAAGGTGTGTCCTTATTGCAAAACTCCATATGATGTAAGCGGATTCAAGGCTGAAATAGGGGAAATGTTCTTCGGGGAAATCACGATTGGCGGAAAAACAAGTAGAGTATATCTAGAAAATGTAGAACATAATCATCTATTATGCGAACCATATTATGATGCAGATGGTATTTTGCATCGTGAGATTCCAAAAACAATAAGAAAATTTACTTTGATTGAGGTGTAATATGTGTGATTTTTGTCGGAATAAAAAGAAAATCATTGATGGTAAAGGAAATTTAGTCCTTTTTGGAGCTGAAAATAACATGATTTTCGACAATAGCGATGGAAAAGAGGTTGCAGGAGCCGTAAAAATTAATTTTTGCCCTATCTGCGGAAGAAAGTTGGTGGAAGAATGAAAGAAACTATTTTATATATTTCCAAAACGGAAAAAGATATTGTTAGTTTTTTAAAATATCTTCAATCAAAACTAGAAGCAGAGCAAAAGGAATGTGCCATGGATGAAGAACATAACGTTTTAAAAGTACCAAAATATTACGATATTGTCGGAAAGAGCATTCACGGAAACATGCTTGGTACAGGCTATGGATATTGCAAATATTATTGTTTTTCGGAAGCGTATGATAGAAATAAATACAGCGATGCAGAAAATGAAAAACTTAAAGATATTCTTATGCACACAAGAGAGGGTGCGGAGAGAATATCGGAACTTGATATTTTGTATATGCTAGGATTGGTTTAAAAGGCGGTGGAAGAATGAAGCAGGAAAAAGAAATTTTATGTGTATGTATTAACCATGAAAATTGTCAATTAGACCCGGCTAGTTGCTGTTGTTCAATAGAGACTACGACTTTTGAAGATGCTTGTATGGGTAAAAGAACATTCATTCCGGGAATCGAATGTGATAAGTGAGGGATTTATATGAAACATCAAAAAGAATGGCGCACTTGCGATAGGTGCGGTGCTGAAATTGAAAAAGGAATACTGTGCGGAAATTCCATTACAAGGAATGGCACTTTAAATACCACATACGACTTGTGCTATAAATGTATGGAAGATTTTGAGGAGTTTATGAGAAATGACCGTTAATATGGGAACCCAAACCTATGAAATGAGCCACAAGCAGGCAAAAGCTATTCTTGGAACGGCTAAGAAACTTGCAAATTGCAACATATACGGCATTGAAAAAGGTAATGTGGTGGATTATGCTGAATGAAAAGTATGAGGACGATATGAGCCTTAAGAAAGCCGTAGAGGAGTATAAAAAGAAAGGGTTCAAGGTGCATTGGAAATGAAAATAATCAAAGAAGGCAGCATTAGGTACGAAAGAAAACCTTTAAAGTTTGAGTGTAAGAATTGCAAAACCGTTTTTGAAGCGGAAAAGACTGAATATGAATATTGTGGAGATCAAAGGGAAGGCGATAACTACAAGTGTGAATGTCCATTGTGCCACAAAATGGTATATTACAATTAAAAGACAACCGGCTAACAAATGGAGTTAGTCGCTACCCTAAAACAGTTATAGGCAGAGGTCAAGGCACTTCTGCTTTTGCGGAGGTGCTTTTTATTTGGCTTCAAGGCAGTTAATCAATGCAGTAAATGGATATGAAAACTACATACAGAGAAAAGGCGTTGATGAACAGGTAATAGATGCCCTTTTGAAAGCGTGCAATGTGGCGATTCGGACGGAAAAAGACGTTGACTACGGATTGACTATAACCGAAAGAACAAAGGCTTTAATCAACGAATATACGCAGAAAAATGCGGGCGGTAGCATATGGGAACTTGAACGATATGCGCAGAATCACGACATTAAAGGCGGATACAAACTTGTGGATCAGTTCTATGAAGTCTTGCGATTAGAGAGCTTTTATCGTTTCGAGAGCTTCATCTACTTTATGGAGCGCAAAAGAAATTGGAGTAAACGGTTTTATTATCCGCGTCGCAAGACGCTGAATATTGTCGCCCAAGATCTTGAAGATTTGGAAAACCGGAAGATTAAATTTTACGGATTGTCAATGCCATCGCGTGTCGGTAAATCGACTATCTGTATTTTCTTCCTTGCGTGGGTGGCTTTGCGCAGACCAAACAGCCATAGTGCTATGGGCGGTCACTCCGGTATTTTAGCAAAAGGTTTTTACAAAGAACTGATGAATCTTTTTACCACGGAAGAATATACCTTTGCGGAACTTTTTGCTTATTGGCACCCGGAATACGCAAACGCAGCACTTCCGACAGACAAAAGCGCGGACGAATTTACGATTACGCTTGGAGATCCGGACAGATTCGCAACCGTAACGTGTCGTGGTATTGACGGAACATGGACAGGAGCGGTCGATGTTTCAAAAGATGGATATTTGTATGTCGATGATTTGGTTCGTGATCGAGAGCATTCATTAAGCCCTACTCGAATGGAAAACACATACCAAGAGTACCTAAACAAGATGGTTGACCGTAAAAATGACGGTGCAAGGGAATTGATGGTTGGTACTCTTTGGAATGTTTTAGATCCATTGGAGCGCATGAGAAAGCAATATGAGCATGATCCAAAATACCGATTCCGTAAGATTCCGGCACTTAATGAAAATGACGAAAGCAATTTCGCGTATGAAATCAACGGATTTTCCACGGAATACTATCGGGATATGCGAGATAAGCTTGACAACGCCGAATGGATGGCTAAGTTTATGCAGCAACCATATGTCCGCGAGGGATTGCTTTATACGGATTTGAGACTATTTAACGGAATCCTACCGGACGGAGATTTTCGGAGAATCGGAGTTGTGGATGTCGCCTGGGGCGGCGGCGATAGCTTGTCAATGCCGATAGGGGCAGAATATGAAAACGGTGATGTTTATATTTACGATTGGGTATTCAACAAAGGCCCGAAAGAGGTAACAATTCCTCTTGTTGTCGGACGAATTATCGGGAATGAGATTCGGCAGACAAGATTTGAGGGCAATACCGGAGGAGATCTGTATTGCAAATATGTAGATGAAAAGTTGCAGGCGCAGGACTATAAATGCTCGTGCACAAGCAGAAAAGCACCAAACAATGTTGAAAAGTTATCAAAGATCATAGCATATTCCGGTGATGTTAAGAGAAAATTCATATTTCTTGATACGCACCGACCGACGCAGGAACAAATGAAGAAAGATTCAGATCTTGGAGTAACAAGATATTACAGAAATGACGAATATCAAGCGGCTATGGATGAACTCTCTATGTTTGTAAGCATTGGCGGTAATGACCACGACGATGCAGCAGACGGTTTAACTCAGCTTGAAATGTTTATAGAGAACCCAAGCAATACCGCAAAAGTAGAAGCGGCAGTAAACCCATTTAGGAGGTATTAGGATATGACAACAGACAAATATCTTTCACAGATAAGCAGAATTGACCATGCGATTGCAAATAAGCTTGAAGAAATAAAAAGGCTATCCGATATGGCAACATCTATATCCATATCCCCGAAAGAGGTGGATGTGCAATCATCCGGCAACCCCGACAAAATGGGGAGCGCGGTATCGAAGATTGTTGATTTGCAGAATGAGGTTCAGACACTTGTAGATGAATTGGTTGATAAAAGACGGATTATCATATCACAAATTGACAGTATGGATAATACAGATGTATATATCGTGCTTTCATCGCACTATGTCAATGGAAAAGATTGGAACTTGATTTCCGTTGAGATGAAATATTCATACAGGAACATTATGAAACTTAGAAAAAGAGCATTGCAGGAGTTTGAAAGACGTTATGGACAACTTTATTCTGAAAAGAGTGCATAAAAGTACACAATAGTTCACACTCTTTCACAACATTTCCCAAAACTTGCATGGTATACTAAAAGAGTAGAAAAACAAAATCCTACAACCCCAAAAGCATATAACCCGTAAAAAGCACTGTCAGAAATGGCGGTGTTTTTTATTTACAAGAAAGAGACTTCTATGGAAAAAGTAACTATATATTGTCCTGATTGTGGAAGAATTGCCGGACATTATGATGGGAGATCTACGATAGATCATCCGTGTAAATGTAAAAAATGCAATCATATTGTGATTTATCGCGTGGCAACAGGCAAAATTGAAATAAAGCCAATAACGAAACGCGCTTGCAGTAGTGGAGTTTTATTTATATGAATACACAATATTTTCATGACCTTGTAAAAGGCAGATATGGAAGAAAAATTGCATATGCTAACGTAGAACAGATTACGGCAGACAATATCGTAAACGTTGTCGGAAACTGCATTGGTGCATTTTATTTCAACAAGACGGTCATCCGTTATCTGTGGAACTACTACAAGGGCGATCAACCTGTATTGTACCGAACAAAGGTGCAAAATGCGGATATAACCAATAAGGTGCCTGAAAACCATGCCTATGAGATTGTTCAATTCAAGGTTGGTCAGACTTACGGTGAGCCAATTCAGCTTATCAGTAGGAAAGACGATGACCGTATAAACAATGCGGTTGATGAATTTAACGATTATCTAACCGATGCCAATAAGCAGGAAAAGGACATTAAGGCAGGAGAGTGGCAATCAGCAACCGGAACGTCATTTAAGGCGGTACAGATTACAAAAAATAGAGATATACCATTTAGAATTGTTGCACCAACGCCAATGAACACTTTTGTTATCTACAGTCGTTCCACAGAAGAACCACTTTTAGCAATTCAAGAGCTCAAGGACGCCGATGGACAGATGTATAAACTCTGCTACACGGACTCTTACGAATGCAAGATTGTAAATGGAGAGGTTCGAGATTGGAAACTGCATGGCTTTGGCGGAATCCCGATTGTTGAGTTCCCGAACAACCATGAGCGCATTTCTGATATTGAGCTTGTGATCGGACTATTGGATGCAATCAATACAATGCAGTCAAACCGAATGGATGGCGTTGAGCAGTTTGTTCAGTTTTGGATAAAGTTTGTAAATTGCGACATTGACCCGGAAACCTTTGAAAAAATGAAGGTTTCCCATGCGCTGACGGTAAAATCCAACAATGAGCAGAATAAATCAGATGTTGACATTATGACACAAGAGTTGAATCAGACAGAGTGCCAGGTTGCAAAGGATGATTTATGGGATAATGCACAGTCCATTCTTGCCATACCGAATAAGAACAACAATAATTCCGGTGGAGATACACAGGGAGCGGTTGAGCTTAGAAACGGATGGGACTTTTCAAAGTCGAGAGCCAAACTGAAAGACCCAATTGTAAAGTCGGCTGAAAAAAGACTTGCGAAAGTTGTTTTGAATGTAATTCGTATACAGGATCACGATTTGGGATTAAGTCTGCGCGATTTTGATGTTCAGATTAACCATAGCCCACAAGACAATATGTATACCAAGTCACAGACATTATATCAACTTTTACAAGCTGGTATTCATCCACTTGTAGCGATTAAATCTGTAGGACTTTGGGGAGATGCAGAAAAGACATTCCTGTTGTCAAAACCATACTTGGACAATCTGTGGAAAACCATTGATGATGTAGAAACACAGGAACAGAAAGCACAAGAATTGATAAATAAAATGAATACAGATGGCACACAGAGCCAGATGAACAAAGATAAGACGGTCACCGAGTAATCGGTGGCTGTTTTTATTTTATAAAAATTCGCAAAGTTGTGAGCGTAAAAATCAACAATGTCGTTCGGTGTCGTTGCACCGTATAAAAATTCGTATGACATATCGGAGGTAATGGATGAAAAGAGAAGATCTGATTGCTATGGGATTAAGCGAGGAAAACGCAGACAAGATCATGGCAGATTACGGAAGTTCCGTACAGAGAGCCAAAGCAAAGGTTGACGAGTACAAGACAAAGGCTGACAAAGCTGAAGAGTTGCAGAAGCAACTCGATGATATCGAACAGGGAAAGCTCACGGAAGTCGAGCAGGCAAATAAGAACCTTGAAAAAGCCAATGCGAGAATCGCGGAACTTGAAAAAGCGCAGGCAATAGCCACGCAGAGAGCCAATGCTGCATCTAAATTTAATGTTACCGCAGAGCAGGCAGCACAGATTGTAAAAGACGATGGCAGCTTTGATTATGACGTTCTTGGAAAGATTATCTCTGAAAAAGAGACCGCCGCAGCACAAGCCAAGGAGCAGGAGATTGCAAATGGCAGTACGAATCCGGGCGGTGGCACGGCTGGCGGAAATAAAGACAACGAAAAGACAGAAGCGGAAAAAGCCGCAGAGTCGATCGGAAAGACTTTAGCCGGAACGAATCAGGCGGCTAAGTCGGTAGTAGACAGTTATTTATCGTAAGGAGGTTTTAAAGATGAAGTTTACTGAAAAAAGTGTAACAACTCAGCTTGAAATTCTGAAAAGAAAATTAGGCGGCGAGCTGTTCGAGGAAATCAAACTTGATGATACCGCATTCACAGAAGGCGTGTGCAAGGCAGGAAATCCAATCGCCGTAGATGGAAAGGTTGATAAGGAAACAAAGCCAATCGGAATTTTACTTACAGATGTTTATAAGGACGAGAACCCTAACGGAACAATCCTTAGAGCGTTTGGAGTTGTAAATTCTGCAAACATTCAGACAAGCACAGGAGAAGCTGTTGCAGAAGCAGTTAAGACAGCCCTTCCGTTAATCGTATTTGAATAGGAGGTAATACAGAATGAACATTAGAGATGTGTATAGTGCAAAAGCAATCGCGCTTGTAAACACAGAGGTAGCAAGTAATAAAATTGCGTATCTTGGTTCGGGATTATTCCCAGCTAAGAAGAAAATGGGACTTGATCTGAAATGGATTAAGACTTCCAAAGGACTTCCGGTTTCTCTTGCACCATCAAATTTTGATGCAGTGTCAACGTTAAGAAGCCGTGAAGGATTCAAACTGACAGAAACAGAGATGGCTTTCTTCCGTGAGTCTATGCTCATTAAGGAAGCGGACGAACAGGAAATCATGCGTGTACAGGATAGCGCAGACCCATATGCAAGCGAGGTATTAAGCAGAATCTTTGATGATGCGAACACTCTTATTGATGGAGCAAACGTAGTGCCGGAGCGTATGATTATGCAGTTGCTTGCACCGGCTGATGGATCTCCAAAGATTTCCATTCAGGCAAACGGCGTAACCTACGCTTATAACTACGATCCGAGCAACACATACAAGACCCATAACTTTGCAAACCTTGAGACCGCAACAGATAAGTGGGATGACCACGAAAATTCTGATCCACTTGACGATGTTTCTGTTGCTCTTGATGCAGTCGAATCAGAGACAGGAGAGAGACCTTCTATCATGATTGTTTCTCGCAAGACTATGGATCATCTTAAGCAGAATAAGAAGATTCGTTCCGCCATTCTTGCGCAGAATGCCACGGCAAACATCTTTATGAACGACAACCGTGTTAAAGAGGTATTCTCCAACGAACTCGGAATTAGCATTATTGTTTACTCTAAGCAGTACAAGAATGAAGCTGGTACGGCATCTAAGTTTTACCCAGACGGATTTGCAACGCTTATCCCAAGCGGAGCACTTGGAAATACATGGTACGGTACAACACCGGAAGAACGTACACTTATCGGAAAGCCTACAGCAGATGTTTCTATCGTAAACACAGGTGTTGCTGTTGCAATTTCCGTATCGGAAGATCCTGTACAGACTAAGACAACGGTATCTGAAATCGTACTTCCGTCTTATGAGAGAATGGATAGCACCTATGTAATTAAGTGCTATTAGGGGGTGATCCTTTGGTTTACGAGTGCAAAACAAAATATAAGGGCAAATGGTATATGCCAGGAGAGGAAGTGCCGGAGGAAAAATCTCCGGTATCTTCCGTTGGGTATACAAAGACCGAAATCAACAGAATGAGTACCGCAGACTTGCAAAAACTTGCCGCGGAGCAGGGAATTGAAAACGCACAAACAACAAGTGGCGCGGAACTGAAAGAAATTCTGATTGCAAAATTTAATCTGTAGGAGATCGCTTATGTCATACACACTTGTCGAGCAGGTAAAGATTCGTTTACAACAATTTCATATAGAAGAGGTAGAGGACGAAACGACCGGAGAAAAGTCCGATAAAGTTGTGTTTGATGAAAAAGAATGTAACCCTTTGATTGAACAGCTTTTAGAGCAGGCAAGAAAAGAGATTATCAGCAGGCGGAACTATCCGGACACATACACGCAAGACCAGATTGACAGTGATGTTAAGAACTATGAAAACATTATGGTCAATTTGGCAGTGTACGACCGGTCGCAGGCAGGAGAAGCATACATGGCAAGTCTTTCCGAAAACGGTGTGAGCCGGACATGGAAAGACCGCGAAAGCCTTTTTGTTGGAGTGTTTCCGTTTGTAAAAGCAATGTAATTAAAGAAGATTGAGCGTGACCATTATGGTTGCAGGCGGCGCGCATTAAGCGGTGGTGTGCAGTGCGTCAAAGGAGATTCAAATGAAAAGTATTTTGATTCAAACTTATCTTGTGGCACTGCCAATAGTGCTTGGATATATAGTTTGGCTTCTTAAACAGCAAAAGAAAAGCAGGGATGCGAACAGCAAAGGAACAATGCTCCTTTTGCGCGTCCAACTTATTGAATACCATGCAAAGTACACCAGAATCGGAGAAATACCGTCATATGCCTATCAGAATTTCTGTGAGATGTATGATGCGTACCATGCGTTGGGTGGAAATGGAATGGTTACGAAAATGAAACATGAAATTGAAGAGATTCATATAGGGAAAGGAGATAAAAGCCATGAGGAATTGGAAGGATTGGACTAAGAAAGCCGGAATCCGAGCAATCAAGACTGTTGCGCAGGCGGCGATTGCCGGAATTGGAACGGCGGCATTTATGGGCGCGGTGGATTGGAAATATGTTCTTTCTGCATCAGTCCTTGCCGGAGTGTTATCACTTCTGACAAGTGTTGCCGGAATCCCAGAGGAAAACACCAATGCTTGACATTAACAAGCAGGAAATGAAATATTCACAATCCGGTCAGAGGGTATTTATTCCGCAAACTGACGAAAATGGAGATATTGTCTATGAAGGGTACAAGGATTCCGATGGGAACTTTGTACCTTATTTAGATTCCGAAGGCAACAAGATTCCAAAAGGCGAGGAAATTGAAGGGTTTTCAGAACCTACGACATTCAAAGCCAATATCAGCAATAAGTTGTCGGAAGCCCTTGTGAAAGAATTCGGAATTGATGATAGTACATCATACTGTCAGCTTGTCACGGATAAAGGATATTTGCCACTGAAAGCCGGTGATGTGGTGTGGAAACGTTCGGAAATCAAACGCACTGATGATGGACTTGTGGATTCAGAAACCGCAGATTACATCGTAAAAGGCGTTGCCGATGAAGGACTGACCACGGATTTGTTTCTTCTTCGGAAGAATATTAAGTAGGTAATCACATGGCAAAGAAAACTATTTCAATGACACTATCCACTAAATCCATACAAGCCGCCATAAAGGAATTAGAAAAGTACCGCGATAGTTTACAGGCTAAATGCGATTTACTTGTTTCTAGGCTTGCACAGGAAGGTCAGACGGTGGCAATACAACACATATCGGAATCCCCATTAGGAAACACGATAACGGTAAGGGTAGATAAAGCACCACAGTTAATGACCTCGAACGCGATTCTGATTGCGACCGGAAAAACAGTAACATCAGAAGACAGAGAGCCGTTCTATACTTTGTTGGCTGTAGAGTTTGGAGCTGGTATTTTTTATAACTCCAAAGAGAACCCAAAAGCACCGGAGCTTGGATTCGGTGTCGGCACATATCCGGGGCAAATACACGCTTTTGAAGATGGTTGGTACTATTGGGATGATAAGACCGAAACATGGCGTTATACCCACGGTATCAAAGCCACAATGCCTATGTATAATGCGGAACAACGGATTATTCAACAGTATGTAAAGATTGCAAGGGAGGTATTCGGTGGAAAATGAGTTAAATAGTTGGGCACTTGATTTTGAAGATACCTTATGTTCCCTTTTGAAATCATACATGGAAAGCAAGGTAAGAGGAATTAAAGTGACGCAAGATGAAGAATCGGGCGGTACCGCAACATTTCCGACACTTTTAGTTAGGCAAATCGGTGGCACAGAAGCCGGACGAACTAACGAAGCAAAGACAATCAACGCAATTCGACCGACATTTCAAATTACAATTACAAACAAAGGTTCAAGAAAAGAAATTAAAGGCATCGCTTTATATGCGGTGTCTTTTTTTAAACAACAAATGTTTGAGGTATCAAATGTAATCTCAACAATTTCCAAGCAAGTGCGAACGGTTACATTCCGCGCAACTCGCGTAATTGGAAACGTTGAGCATTTAGATCAGCTATAAGCAGAAAGGAAGTAGAAAATATGGCATCAACAAGTTATAGAACTCGTGTCATTGTAAAAGAGCACACGGACAAACAGGCTGACTTTGCAGGAACATACAATCTTTTGGTTGCGGCTAAGTCAGTTCCAAGCCCTGCATCACCACCAAACACTGTTGAGTCAACAACAATGGAAGATGACCAGCAGACTTTTGAAAAAGGAATTAAGACTTCTGATTCAAGAGAAATCACAGGAAACCTTGAAAAAGAATATCTTTCAAAGGTGGATGGATATGGAGATAAAAAACTTGATATTATCCATCTGTACGGAACGGATGGTATTGGCGGGGTAGCGAAGTACGCATATGTAGGAACTGCAACAGCCACACCTAACGATGTAGGTGGAAACGATGAAATTCTTGAAATGACGGTAACGGTTATTCCAAGTACAGTATCAGAACTTGTTACCGACAAGCTGAAAGTCGTTGATAACAACGATGGAACATTCACTGTAACAGTGGTGGGGTAAAAAGCCTATCGGACGAGCAATCGACCGCACCGGTAGGCGAGGATGAACGGTCGATCGCAGAACTTGAAGTATAAAATAAGCAACAATGGGGCGGTGGCAACACTGCCCTTGCCAATATAGGGCAGAAAGGCAAGGTAAAGCATGAAAGTTAAATTAGGTGGAAAAGAATATACAATTCAGTTTGCAACAAGACCATCGTTAAAATCACATATCTTACAGGATATTATGAAGACGCAGGACATGGAAGATATTTCTTCTATGGAAGATATTCTTCTTGAAACACTTCCTAAGACGCTTCTTGTAGGATTGCAGATGCATCACAATGAAGAATTTGGATATGATTACAAAACAAACGAAGGCTACGATGAGCAGCTTGAGAAGGTGTCCGACATTCTCTATGATGCGATTGACACAAACGAGATTAACTGCATGGATTTATTCGCTGATATGCAGGAGGAAATGATGACAAACGGTTTTTTAGCGCAGATGATGGAGTCGTTGGAGAGAGCGCAGGAGCAGGAGAAAGAGAAGAAAAAGACCCCATCCAAAGCGAAAGCCAAGAATTAACATGGGAATATTACGTTGCGGAAATCCGTCCGTTTTACCTTGTGGTAACGAAAGGCTACGGATTTTCCATTGATGATATAGATATGATGAATCCAGAGTTGCTTAAGCCTTATGTGGATGCATACAAGGCAGAATGGAAGCAACGCGATGTGGAAATGTATATGTGGTTTGGCAGATATGCAACGTCAGCACTTGTGACCGCAATAGATGCTACATTCGGTAAGGGTAATAGTAAGTACGTGAAAGAAACTTGCTATGATTCCATCGAAAAGCATAATACGGACGATCCCGATGCAGAGATACGAGAAATGCTTAAAGCAGAAGAAGCATGGGCGGCTGAATCAAGGAAATCACATTTACCAAAGCCAAAGATAGTTTAAGAAAAGAGGTATTGCTATGGCAGTAATTATCGGAAGTGCGCGGCACGATGAACACGGAAACTGCTATTCTGGTGGAAAAGCCGGAGACCAGACCGGACAGGAAGTGTCTACACAGAAGTTTTATAACCATTCTAAGGGATGGAATGTGTTAAGAGCAAAGGACAATAAGGTTGCGGAGAAGTTAGCCGAAGCTATGAAGATTGCGTGTGGCAATAACAATATCGGCTACGATCAATCGGAACGCTACGGAGTCATTAAGCATGGCATTAACACAAAGGTCAAGACGGAATGCGACTGCTCATCACTTGTTCGTGCTTGTATTATCTATGCATCCGGCAAGGATGTGGGAGATTTCAATACATCAAATGAACGGTCGGTAATTCTGAAATCCGGCTTATTTAAAGATGTAGGCTCTTATAAACAGGGAGACACACTTTACAACGGAGATATTCTTGTGACACGCACAAAAGGTCATACAGTAATTGTTGTAGGGGGTGCGAAGAAAAGCAAGGGTAAGTATTATCAGAAGTATACCGGAAATTCCGGTTCAATCGTAGAAGCATTAAAAGCGGTTGGGGAAGATGATGTGTCGAAAGAACATCGTGCGGAAATCGCAAAAAAGAACGGATTTTCCAATTTTAAGTTTACATCAGAGGAAAATTCAAAAATGCTTTCTCTTCTGAAAAAGGGAAAACTGAAAAAGTAATTCAAGGGCGGTAGGGGTCAAATCCTACCGTCTTTTTCTAAAACTAAATAAAGGGGAGGTGTAACTGTTGGAATTAGAAACCTTAGAGGTCAAGATTCAAGCGCAGGCAAGACAGGCTAATGGTCAGATCGACGCACTGATAACAAGGTTAGGAAAACTATCTTCATCCTTGCAAAGCATAGATTCTAGCGGAATTAACCGGTTATCAACCGGAGTAAACCGATTGTCAAACTCAATGAGTGCCATGCGCAGTGTTGATTCAAGGTCATTCTCGACTCTTGCAAGAAACATTAAAACGCTTAGCAACATTGACACAGGAAAGATAAATGCAGCAGCCGGAGCAATGCGACAGATTTCAAAGTCGGTAAGCTCGTTTTCCGGTATGTCAAAATCGGTGCAAGGGTTATCGGAATTAGCCGGAGGAATCAAGCAACTTGGTTATACAAGCTCAACAAAGGCTATCGAGAATATACCAAAACTTGCGGTTGCAATGCGACAGCTTATGTCCGAATTGTCGAAAGCCCCTAGTGTAAGCCGGAATATTATTGACATGACAAATGCATTGGCAAAATTATCACGTACCGGTGGAGCGGCAGGAACAGCGGCAAAAAGCATCACAAGCTCATTTAGTGGATTTAGTTCAAGTGCATCCGCTGTAACAAAGAAGTCGTTCTCCCTTGCGTCTGCAATAGGAAAAGTGTATGCAACATATTGGGCTTTATTCCGTGGATTTAGGCTACTTGGAGATGCCATTGACATATCATCCTCATTAACCGAGGTTGAGAACGTTGTAAGGCAGACATTCGGGCAGTATGAAAGCCTAATTAACAATTTCGCAAAAACATCAATTGAAAAATTTGGTATGTCTGAATTGTCCGCAAAACAGTTTGCAAGCCGTTTTCAAGCCATGGGAACTGCCCTTGATATTCCACAAGGGCAAATGGCAAAAATGTCTATCCGGTTGACAGAATTAGCCGGAGATATGGCTTCATTTTATGATGTGAGCCAAGAAGATATTGCCAAGAGTCTGCAATCTGTATTTTCCGGTACTACGGCACCTATGCGGCGTTATGGCATCGACTTGACACAGGCAACATTAAAGGAATGGGCATTAAAGCAAGGACTTGATGCGAACATTTCATCAATGACACAGGCTCAAAAAGCCATGTTGCGTTATCAGTATGTGCTTGCGCATACAACCAATATAACCGGAGATTTCGCACGTACAGCAGATACGCGGCATAACCAGATAACCATGCTTAGAGAGAACTTCAAAGCACTTGGAGCGGTCGTTGGTGGTGGTTTAATCAATGCATTCAAGCCATTTATCAAGGTACTTAATTCAGTTCTGCAAAAGGTTATTTCCTTCGCAGAGATGGTAACAAATGCTTTAGGTTCTATCTTCGGATGGAAGTATGAAGCAAGCAAAGGGGCAGGAATCAGCGGTCTTGCTGATGATATTGGAAGCGCATCTGACGGCATGGACGATTTAAGCAATGCCGCAGGAAACGCAGGGAAAAACACGGGTGGTATCGCAAAAAATGCCAAGAAAGCAAAAAAGGAAATCCAACAGGCAACTCGTGCATTTGATGAATTAAAGGTTATTTCAAAACAAAGTAAAGATAATACTTCCGGTTCCGGGAATAAAGGTTCTGGTTCTGGATCTGGTTCAGGTGCTGGTGGCGGCACCGGTGCTGATGGTGGATTAGTTCAGACGGACACCATCTTTAAGAAATTCAAAAGCAACATCAAAGACCTTGAAGGACTTGGAAAAGCAATTTCCGGTGCTCTTATCAATGCGATGCGAGGTATCGAGTGGGATGAAGTATATGCCAAAGCATCCGGCTTTGGTAGTGGGCTTGCAAAATTCCTTAATGGACTATTTGAGGGTCAGAAAGGCACAACGCTTTTCGGAGAAACCGGAAAACTGATTGCAAATTCATTAAACACGGTGCTTCATGCTTTAGATTCGTTTGGCACGACATTTAATTGGAAACAATTTGGAAATTCAATCGCAGACGGAATCAACAAGTTTTTCCAAAACTTTGACTTTGCATTATTGGCTCAAACACTTAATTCATGGGCGCAAGGCGCGTTTGATGCAGTTACGACAGCATTAAGTAAAATTTCCTGGAAAGATGTTTGGAACGGAGCAAAGGAGTTTTTAAGTAACTTAGATGTAAAGACGGTTGCAATTATTGTCGGTGCGCTGACAATCAAAAAAATCCTTGGATTGCATCTTGCAAAAACCGCACTTGATATAATCGGAACTTCCATTTCAAAAGCAATTGCCGGTTCTATTGCGGCGAAACTCGGAGTAGAAATCGGGGCAAACGCAACAATAGGAGAAGTGCTTTCCACAGGATTGTCGAAAAAAATAAGCGGTCTTGGCACGATTGCCGGAAAAATCGGAAAACTGGCGTTGACCGTAGGAGCGATTGCTATTACGGCAGAGGCAGGGTTGTCGCTCGGAAAAGCAATTGGAAATAAAATAGCCGATGCTACGCAACCGGAAGAAATGAAAAAGTACCGCGTAGACTTTAAGTTTAGTGACCTATTTACCTATTCATTGGATGATTGGAAACAGGGGTTTTCCGATTGGTGGAATGATACATGGGGGCCAGGGCTTGCCGCTTGGTGGGAAGATCGAAAGGCGGGAAATACAAAACTTAAAATTCCTTTTACAGATTTTGAACTTCCATCGGACAGCGAAATGAAAAAAGCTGTTTCTGATTGGTGGGATAAACAAAAGAAAAAGATAGAAAAACGCACAGAAAACGTGATCAAATTCACCGCAGACGTAAAAGATACATCTTCCAAATGGTGGTCTAATGTAAAAAAATGGTGGGGAGAAAAAGTCGGCAAAGTAAAAGAATTTGCTACAGATGTTAAAGACTCCGCTAAAGAATGGTGGGATAACACCCAAAAATATTGGAGCCAAAAAGTCGGACAAGTTAAGAAGTTTACAACTGCCGTCCAGAATGATGCATCTAAGTGGTGGAGCAATACCAAAAAGTACTGGTCAGAAAAGGTGGGTAAGGTAAAAGAATTTACTACAGGCGTAAAAAATAAAGCCGCAGAATGGTGGTCTAATGTTAAAAAATGGTGGGAAAGCACCATTGCCGGAAAAGAAGTAAAGAAATTTACTGCAAATGTCAAGAAAGCCGGAGGAACATGGTGGAAAGATATAAGCAACGAGTGGAAAGAAAAGGTTATCAATGCAGGAAGAACATTGAAAATCGGCATTTCATTTGCCACAAATGCTTTAAAAAACCTATGGTCTAGTGTATCAACATTCTTTAGCGGCAAAACAGTAAATGTAAAAACAAAAGGCTCTGCGGCTAAGAAAGCCGACGGCGGAGTATTCTCCGGTGGAAGTTGGAAACCGATTAAGAAATACGCAGTCGGTGGATTGCCAAACATGGGGCAGATGTTCGTTGCGAGAGAGGCGGGTCCGGAACTTGTCGGAACGCTTGGCGGTCATACAGCAGTAATGAATAACGACCAGATTGTGCAATCCGTATCAGACGGAGTATATCGAGCAGTGTTGGCGGCAATGAGAGGGCAGAAAACATCATCCGGAAGTCAGCCGGTACAGATTGTGCTTGACGGAAAGGTTATCTTTGACAGCACGCGACAAAGCGCACAAGAGTATTTTAATCGTACCGGAATGTCACCATTTCCGGTATGATCTAGTGACTTTCGCTCTTGTCTGTGGTACAATATATAAAAATCATAGGCAAGGGTGCATTGTTCACCGGAAAGGGGTTACATATGAAAAGGTTTAAAAAATTTTTTGCAGTAGCGGCATTATTGCTTTCAATGCTGACAACAAGCGTAGTAGCGCAGAGCATTGTTGGGGCACAGGAAACTGTGCAGGCGGCAACGATTAAATTGAATTATTCAAATTTATCTTTAAGCGAAGGGCAATCAAGGCAACTTAAGATTAGCGGAACTAAGGCAAGTACAAAATGGTCAAGCTCCAAAAGTAGCGTAGTAAAAGTAACGCAAAAAGGAAAAATTACTGCATTGAAAGAAGGGAGTGCCACCATAACGGCAAAAGTTGGCAGGAAGAAGCTAAAATGTTCTGTTACGGTAAAAAATAACTTCAAAGCAAACGAAGCAAAGAAAAATATTGAGAAAACGGAAAAAATTGTGGGAGATACGCTTTATGTTTTCGTTAAAAGTAATTATAATGTCCCAACAGATGTAAGCGCAAAGTGCACGTTTTATTCTGCGAAAGGATCGGCTGTTGATTATTCAAATGACAGTGTTTCTTTTCTTGAAAAAGGACATACGGCAATACTTGAATTTGATTTGCCAAATGCAAAATATGAGACATATGAGATAGAATACAAATACAGTGAGGGAATGGAGTATTTCTATCATCGATCTATAATTGATTTTTTGAGTTTAAGTACGGAATATATAGAAGATGAATATAACCCATATATAATGGCAACCGTTAAAAATACTGCAACATATGATTGCTATTATGCAGATATTGTGACAATTTTTTATGATTCAAATAATGAAATCATAGCGATAGAAGACGATGTAATAAGCGTTGATGCTAAATCGAAAGATACAGTAAAAATAAGTATACCATACGATAGTAGCACATACGAAGATATATCATACGACCATTATGATTCATTTATTTCATATGCGTATCATTTAGGAAAATAAATTACGTGATAAGCCGTGGAAACACGGCTTATTTTAATTTCAAAATCGGATTGACACAAAATCAAAAATAGTCTATCCTTATTACTAAGGAAACATCCTTATCCGTGAAGATGCGGATTACTTACTCGAACGCCATACTGTACGAAAGAGGAAACCAATGTGATTTCACAAGTGGCTTCCTCTTTTTTATTCAGATAAAAATGTATGGAGGTAGACACGAATGAAAAAATCACAACTTATGCTTAAGATTCAAAACGGCATTGAGGTATTTGAGAATCCAATATTCGGACAGATCAGAATGGTCATGGTCGATGATGAACCATGGTTTGTTGGAAAGGATATATGCGAAGTATTTGGAGATACGAATTACAGAAGAAGCCTTTCAAATATTGATGATTCTGATAAGGGTGTGTCACAAATTGATACTCCCGGTGGAAAACAAAAAATGACGATTGTTAATGAAAGCGGCTTATATTCCTTGCTTTTTCAAATGCAACCGCAGAAAGCAAAGGGTGTGTCACAAAACGACTCCCTTATAAACGAAAGAAAAGAGAAACTTCATAAGTTCAAACGTTGGGTAACATCCGAGGTTCTCCCTACAATCCGTAAAACAGGTGGGTATGTCAATAATGATGAATTATTTATTTCCACTTACCTACCATATGCGGATGAAAACACTAAGCTAATATTTTCACAGACATTAAAAACTGTTAGAGAGCAGAACGAAACCATTAAAAGGCAGAAGAAAGAAATCATCCATAAGGAAGATGTTATTATCGGACTCGTTGATGATATCGACCTGGCAACCAAGAGACAGCGGATAACACAGATTGTCCGTTTCGGTGCCGATGGAAAGTATCAAGAACGCTATTCGTTGCTTTATGGAGAATTTGAAAGGAAATATCACTGCAACCTTAAATCAAGGATGGAAGGGTGCACACTCAAACCGAAAGTAAGAAACAAGATGGATTATATCGACAGGGAAATGGGAATGATTCCGCAGTTGTACGAAATCGCTTGCAAACTTTTTGAAAACGATGTAGAAAAGCTGAAATCTGAATGGGAATCAGTAGTAGCTTAAAATTTAATCAAATGGATAGCATCTACCAAAACGGTAGGTGCTATTTTTATACCCATTTTTAGGAGGTAAACGATGGGATATGGCGGATATTTAGTAAAGTTTGGCAATTATACCATACCGAACAATTTAATAAAGCAGGGCACGTTTAGTTCCTATTTGAATATGCAGGACTTAGACCCTTGGACTGATGAAAACGGATATGAGCATCGTGATGCCGTGGAACTGAAAGCTTTAAAGGTTGAGTTTGAAACCAAAGCCATGCTGACTGAAAAGCAGTTTGATGATTTTTGGGAAAATATCGAAAAGAACTATACCAAAGCAAAGGAGCGCGGCGGCTATATCACGGCATACGTGCCTATGAAACGCGGATATGTGACACAGTACGGATATATCGCTGATATTCAGCCTACGTTCTATTCTGTGGCAAATGGGAAGATTAAGTATGACCCAATCAAATTTTCGTTTGTAGGTGGTGTATATGATAAATAGCAATTTGAAAGAAAAGTATTGGGATTCCGCGACAGATAAGCAGATGGTTATATCTGTTGTTGGAACGAATCAGAAAATAGACAATTCGATGCTTGAAATCGGTACGTTTGCGCTCGAAGAAAGTCTTTGTTCGGAGTCTGAATTAAAATTTGGAGCATGCGAAGCGAATTGCGTAAAATTCACAGCAAGAAACACTGCAGGAAACATTATCGGAAGGACAATCTCTATCGAAGAAACAATTGACGGAGATAGCGAAAATCCGATGCCATACGGAGTTTTTAAGGTTGCATCCGATGTTCCAACGTCTGACCGTACGAAACGGCAGATTACGGCATATGACGCTATGTACGACATTATTAATACAGATGTAAAGTCTTGGTATGCAGGACTTAGCTTTCCAATGACGCTTAAACAGTTCCGCGATAGCTTTTTTGCGCATCTTGGAATTGCGCAAGTTGAAACAAGCCTTGCCAATGATTCCATGACGGTCAATAAGACGATTGTAGCCACACAGACGGACGATTCAAGCGCAGTCACAGAAGAATCCGCTATCAGTGGGAAAACGGTTGTAACGGCAATCTGTGAGATTAACGGATGCTTTGGAAATATCAACCGAGAGGGCAAGTTTGAGTATATCTTTCTGAAAGCAATCACAAGCGCACTTTATCCGGCAGAAGATTTGTTTCCGTCTGACAATTTGTTTCCGTCTGATGCAAACACAGAGTCCATGACCGGACACTATATCACGTTTGATTACGAGGATTTTCAAAGCAAGGCAATCACACAGCTTGAAATTAAGACAAGTGAAGATAATGCCGGTGCTATTTTTGGAACTGCCGGAAACAACTATTCGATTACAGGAAACTTTCTTGTATCAGACAAGACCGGAGCGGAGCTGGAACAGATTGCAAATAACCTGTTGCCGATTATGGCACAGGCGGCATACACACCGATTAAAAGTTGCACTTGTGTCGGAAATCCATGTCTGACACTTGGCGAACCCATCCGGTTCAATACCACAAGAGAGATTGTTGAAACGTATCTATTGCAACGCACCCTAACCGGAGTGCAGAGCAAGAGAGATTCGATTTCGGCACAGGGCACGCAGACACACTCTGCAAAGGTCAATTCTATCAGAGACACGATTGAAAGCGTGGAAAGACGTACCGGAAAGTTAGAGAGGAACGCAGACCATCTTCAATCCACTTATGAGGATTTAGAGGAACAGACAAATACCAAGTTTGAGCAGACCGCAAAAAGCATTGTCGCAGAAGTCAATCGTGCGCAAAAGGCAGAGGGTGCATTGGACGCGTCCTTGGAATTAAAGTTAGGCAGAGATGAGAACGATCAAGTTATTTCGATGATCAATGCAAGCGCTGACCAGATTATGCTTCGTGGAAACAGGCTCATAATTGAAAGTAATAACTTCCAGCTTGACGGGAATGGACGAGTGTCAATTATTGATTCTCTGAATTTTATTGCAACGTCTCTTGGCGATGACATTGTAATTATTGGACTCGATGCAAGAGGAAGGCCAATGCTGCAAAACATACGCATTGACCTAAACTCTGTAACAGATCAAAATGGGGAAGCCATAGGGGATCATGCAAGTACGGCTGATCATGCGACAACCGCAGACTCTGCAACAACTGCAGAAAGTGCAAGGCAGTGTATAATGGCATCAACCGCGCATTATTTGCAAGGTATTGGACTATCCGATTATGTACGAATTTCAGACAACGGAAATTTAATCCCAAGTTCTAGTTCTGTGTACTGTGGAACTAACCCCAATCCATTTGCCGGAGGGTATTCTTCCGGTGGTTGGAAAACAACGTCTGATGGCAGAAAGAAAAAGGATTTTCGAAAACTGTTAGAGGATGATCGGTTTGAGAGATTTTTTGAGTTGCTGCAACCGATGGAATATCGGCTCATAGAAAATGATGAGAAAATGCACATAGGATTTGTTGCACAGGATGTTGAACAGGCAATGACGGATTGTGGAATATCTGAAAATGAGTTTTACGGACTGGAACATGCGGTATTCTCCGAAAAAGATTTTGAATCTAATGAGGAGTGGGAAAAATTCTTAGAGCAGAATGGTGGCGAAAATGATATGTATACATTGTGCTACCAAGAGTTTATCGCTTTAAATACTGTCATGATACAGAAACTGCAGAACAGATGTAACGATTTTGAACGCAGACTATCCGCGTTAGAAAGGAAGTGATTAGATGGCATATCAGAAAATCTATAGCCGCGAATATTGGGAGAACCTTCCAAGCGAAAAGACCGCAATTAATCGAAATAGGCTGAACAACATAGAGGGCGGCATTGATGCAATCGACGATCGTGTGTGCGCACTCGACACCACGAAAGTTGACTTGACCAAGGCTAACGAACTTGTAAAGGAAATCCTTTGGGATGAATCCAACGGTACGCTGACTGTGGTAAAGATGAATGGTTCCAAGGCTATGATTGATACCAAGCTGGAAAAACTGGCGGTAAACTTTGCTTATGATTCGCAGAAACAGCAGCTGATTATCACGTTGGATGATGGCACAACGCAGAATGTGGACTTATCATCTCTGATTACAGAGTATGAATTTCTCGATTCTGATACAATCGCATTTGCAATCGGCAGTGACGGTAAGGTGTCCGCAATCGTGAAAGAGGGAAGTATCCAAGAAAAGCATCTGCGCCCGGATTATCTTGCAGACATTAAGGTTGAATCTGCAAAGGCTGTAGCATCTGCCAAAAGTGCAGGAGAATCCGAAACCAACGCGGCAAAATCTGCTACAGACGCCAAGGACAGCGCAGATCGGGCGCAGGGAATCGAAAGCGAGATTAACAAAAAACTCAAAATGGCAGAGTTTGATGTGAATGAGGATGGGGAGTTGGTTTATACGGACAATTCGGCATATAACTTTGTCGTTGACAATGACGGAAATTTAAATTGGGAGGTGGCTTAGAATGGCTATAGCAGGAAGAGTGGCAATTGTGCCAAAAGGCGATTGGAGTGCAGATGCTACATATAAGAGATTGGATGCAGTGACTTATAACAATACGCTTTATTTTGCAAAAAAGGAAGTTCCGGCAGGAACGGCAACGAGCAATACGGAATACTGGTCTAAGTCTATCGTGGGCGGTGCTAGTGCGATTGCAACAACAGAGGATGCCGGAGTTGTAAAGCCGGACGGAAAAAGCATGAGCGTAGATGAGAGTGGAACGCTTAGCATTAACTTGGATGGAACCACAATTACATTAGATGAAGCGAAAAACGTCATAAAGTTGGCAGATACACTAAAAGAAAAAATTGGAAGCGCACTGCAACCAGAAAGTATCGTAAACAACCAGATTACGACAGTGGAAGGCTTCGCACTTGATGCACGGCAGGCGAACCCGAATATAGACGGCACGTTGGCGAAACAGTTAAGTGATTTAAACGGCAGTTTAAATGCCAATATGCTGGATATTTCTTATATTCCAAGAACTTTTAAGCTTTTTAATGACGTTCCTTTAACAATTGGAATACACGTCTATTGCGTAGCTGGAGGTGGCGATCCAATATCCGATTCTCCGTATCCAGATGCTGATGGTTGGTGGAATGTAATACAATTTGGATACGGAAGTGGTTCAGCGCCTCGTTTAACTCAAATAGCATCTCAGGCATATCAAGCAGAGTACGGATTCAAAGGAAAAGACGAGTTGTGGATTCGTAGTCTGCATGATGTGACATGGAGCGAGTGGGTAAAGTTATAATTATAATTCTATCCATCCAGTGAGCCATTTATTACCAAATATCTCTCTTCTATATAACTTTGAAGTATTAAAGGCATATTCTAGTGCCAAGACAGTTATCCGCATGTTGCTTCCGAACCAAAATATATTATATTCGGCATTGTTAGGTGGTTTGTCAGCACAAGTAGCTGTAAAAGTTTGCGACCCAATAAAAGAGTGAGTAGAAAGTATATATTCGAGTATGGTTTTGTCAGTTACTTCAAAATTTTTTGTATTTATTACACCTTTTAAACTGCCGTTTAAGAAAATATATCGAACAAATATTCGAATGTAACTTATAAACAATTTTTTATCATAGAAAGGAAAAAATAATATGGATAAAATTATTTTAAAAAACAAAACAGAGTTCGAGATTGCTGAAGGAGCGAGTCTCGGCAATATTCAGATTCAGTCGAAAGACTTTAATGGAATCAAGTCAATCACAGATGCCTTCTCGGAAGAGAACATCTCAAAGGTCACATTTACACACAATGATCAGATTTCCGGCGAGTATGATGATCTTAAGTGCGATGGATTCTCATATATGCCGAACGTGGGAGAAGATGGCACAGAAGACGGTACATATACAGTAACCGTTAATCTGAGAACAAAGACGGAAATGGAAAAAGCCATTGATGAACTTAAAGCCGGGCATGAAGCAAACGCAGAAGCAATCCAAGAACTGGCAAGTATTACTGCAGAAAGTGAGGTGTAGGATATGGTTAAATTCTATGTGAGACGTATTCTTGTAGAAAAGAAAATGACGATTGATGAAGTACCGATGCGTTGGCGAGCCAAGGTGCAAGAAGAAATCGAGAAACAACTTTCCGCTTCTCTGCAATGACATTTCCTGTCGAAACTTGCGACCGAAAAATGTTGAAATCATGCATATTGCAGTGATACTATGGACTTGTCCGAAAGGACACTTCAAGTTCTGGCATGGGTGGGGCTTGGCATGGCTCCGCCCATAATTGGGGATTGACTATGCAGAACATACGTTCTATAATTGCTTTGTTGGTACATAATAGTTTATGATTGGAGGTTTTTATGGTGGGAGAAGTAAAAACAAAAGAGACTTACAAAGAAGAAATTATAACTATGATAAAAGAAATTGAAGATTATAAGATTTTACGAATTTTGCATGAATTTGTAAAAGCTGGGTTAAAAGAAGAAAAAGCAGGGCGTTGAACCCTGCCTTTTCTTTTAGAATATAAATTTTTCGAAAAATTCACATAACAATTCTTTTTTGCTTACCGGCAATCTGCTATATTCAATAATAATTTTTTTGAAACGTTCATCATTCATTCCAATATTTAATGCAACACTTGAAAATTCTTCGTCAACAGGTTTATTAATGCGCGGGTCTATTAAATCTGTTTTTCCGATTTTGAAATAATCAGCCAACGCCTGAAGCTTTCCTGACCTTGGAAATGATTTACCGGTACACCACATACTTAAAGTTGTTGGGTTAATACCTAAGTCTTTTGCAACATCTATTTGCTGTTTTTGATTTAATTCAATATAGTATCTTAAATTTTCAGCAAACACTTCTTTTTGGATATCGTCTATATCCATTTCGTTAAATTGATTTTCGTTATCCATTTCTTCTGCCCTCCTTTCTAACTGTATTATAAACCAATAAAATAAAAAATTCAATATTAAATCCAATAAATTTGAATTTTAGTGTTGACAATCCAAAATAATTGGATTATGATTAAACCATCAAATATGAAAGGAGAGAAAAAGATGCCTAGAATTTCATTAGAAGCAGTTCGCGTAAATGCGAAAATGACACAAAAGGAATGGGCTGAAATGCTTGGTGTATCTAATGCAACCGTTGTCAATTGGGAAAAGGGCAAAACAGAGCCTAGCTTATCACAGTTGAAAACCATGAGCAAATTATCTGGTATTCCAATGGATTTTATTTTTGTGCCAGATACATCCAATTAAATTGAATTATAAAGAAAGGAAGCGAGTGAGGACATGAAAGAAATTAAATCCGTGAATGATTTGGTTGTTGTTCCGGTTTCCTATTTTAATGGGATGGAAAAGGAATTGCAGAAGATTTTAAACAAGGTGGATATTCACGATATGGATGTCATGGAACAGGTTCTCCATATGCGGAAGTGGCTGAAAACCAAAACCGTATATGAAGAAACAAAGAGATTATATCCTAATCTCCGTTTGGAAAATATTCATTTGCTTTTACCACAAGAAGAAGAGAGTTCTTGTGAGTGTACTGATAAAACAGGCAGTGAATAGATTCTGCGGTCGTGTCGCAGATTGGAATTCCAAACTTATCCGGAACTTTTAGTTCCCAACAAAAATTATTGATATTTGCGAACGTTATATCGTTTTCAGTTAATATCTCTGCCATCTTTTCTCGGTCGCAGGATATTGTAGAAAAATCGCAAAACAAAAAGTATTTCAAATTGTATCACCTCCCTTATTTGATGATAAGGGAATTATACCACAGAAAGGAGATTTATGAACGAATTACAGATTTTTAATTCGGAAGAGTTTGGAGAAGTCCGAACGGTAGTATTAAATAGCGAGCCGATGTTTTGCTTGGCTGATGTTTGCAAGGCATTGGACATTAAAAATGCAACAGATGTTGCTAAAAGGCTTGATGATGACGAACGCACTAGATTAAATCTAGGGCGTCAAGGAGAAACAAACTTCGTTACCGAGTCTGGTCTATACGCGGTTATTCTCCGCAGCGACAAGCCGAATGCCAAGAAGTTCCGTAAATGGATAACAGGAGAAGTTCTTCCATCCATCCGAAAGACCGGAAGTTACGGAAAGCCTATGACAACGGCAGAAAAGATTCAGTTACTTGCACAGGGAAACGAGGAATTGAGCGGTCGTGTTGAAAAGGTAGAAGATAAAATCGATAGCCTTGAAAACGATATGCCTTTGTATGGATGCGAGATTGACGAGATTCAGAAGCACGTTAAGCGCAGGGGCGTTGATATTCTTGGTGGAAAGCAGAGTGAATCATACAGAGATAGAAGCATCAGAAGTTCAGTGTATTCGGATATTTACAGTCAGCTTAAGCGCGAATATGGTTGTGTGGCATCATACAAAAGCATCAAGCGAAAGTATATCGCAGATGCACATGAGTTTATTGATTGCTATACAGCACCAGTGTTCTTGCAGGAACAGATTTCATGCGCGAATGCACATAATGAATGAGTTGTTTCCTTATTATATAGCACGAAAGGGGAAATCAGATGAAAAAAGTAATCCAATTCATCATAGGTGCGGTGGCAATGGAGTATTCCTTGGTTGCCGCGTGCTATATGGATAGTGATGGCGTGGTCGGGAATATGGCGGCTATTAAATTTGTAGCCGGTGCAGTAATTGCGGCAATTATGTATTACTGGTCAGAGGTAGACCGGAAGAGAGCTGAACTCGACAAGCGAATTAAGAGAAAACGCAGAATGAGAGAGGATGCATGGTAAGCGTTGTGTATATAAGTGGTACGAGATGTTCCACGGAAGAAAAGCGTATGCTTGCTGAACTTTTGGCAGGGAAACGAAAGAAACAGAATGATAAAGATAATTTTGAAAAGGTTCTTGACAGAGAAATGGAAAGGAGAAGCAATGGAGAACAAAATAACACTGATCGGTGATGTTGTATCAGCACCAAGGGAAAGCCATAAATCAAGCGGTAAGAAATTTTATAAATTTTTTATCGGAGTTGAAAGAAGAAGCGGTGTTGCAGATATACTTCCGGTACTGTTTGATGAAGAAATCAGCGATACAGGAATTAGCGGAACGGTATACGTCTGTGGAAAGATTATTACCAGACGTGTAAAAACAGGGTCTGGAAAAGCCATTCTTATGTATGTTATGGCTGATACAATCACAAGACCAGAGGATGATAGTCCTTTGAATGAAGTAAGCCTTGATGGAATCATCGAGGAAAAGCAACTTAGAGAAACACCACTTGGCCGTAAAATCTGTGATGTGAAACTCAAAAACGTAAGAGAAAACGGAAAAGAGGATTTGATTACTTGCATTGCATGGGGAAAGTGTGCAGAGTATACGGACTCACTTGCTTTAGGCGATAGGGTAAGCATATACGGCAGATTACAAAGCCGGAGATATAAGAAAACGTGTAAAGATGGTCACGTTATGGAAAAAGTTACATATGAGTTGTCAATAAAAGGAATCGTGGGGGTGTAGAATAATGCGAATGATTTTAAAGTCGTTACATATGGAGAATTTCAAAGGTATTAAGAGCCTTGATGTGAATTTCTCAAATAAGACAAGTATTAAAGGGCAGAATGCAGTAGGAAAGACAACGATCTTTGATGCATTTACATGGCTTCTTTTTAACAAGAACAGTGCCGGCGAGGAAAAATTCAATGTCAGACCATTGGATAAGGACGGAAAGCGCATCGACAACGTGGAAATCAAGGTTGTTGGAGTTATTGATGTTGACGGCAAGGAAGTGGAGCTTTCTAAGGTTCAGAAACAGAATTGGGTTAAGAAGCGTGGAACTGACACCGTTACTTTGCAGGGAAATGTCAATTCGTTCGAGATTGACGGCTATCCGAAGAGCGAAGCTGATTTCAAAGCCTATGTTTCCGGCCTGGCACAGAGCGAGGATATGTTCAAGATGCTGACCAATCCGCAGTATTTTTCTTCTCTGAAATGGAAAGATCAGCGAGATATTCTGATGAAACTTGTTGCAGAGGTTTCAGATGTGGAGTTGGCAAAGACAGATGCCAAGTATGCGCCGCTGATTGGAGAATTGGAGAAAGCACCATCTACAGACGATATTCGCGCCAAGTTTTCCAAGGCTTTGAGCGAGTGGAAGAAGAAACAGTCTGAAATCCCGGTGCGTATTGATGAAGCCGAGAAATCAAAGGTTGATGTAGATGTTGCAGAGCAGGAGTTACTAAAAGCCGATTTGGAGCGAAAGATTGAAGCACTTGAAGATTTAATGGCGAAATCTGATGTGCGGATTGATGAAATGCGCAGCGAAGAAATGCATTGTCAGTTTGAAATGTCAGCTATTGTGCAGACCATGGATAATGAGCTTTCAAGCAAGAGACGTGAGATTGAAAATCACAAATATGACCACGAACGGAAGTTAGAGGATGTTCGTTCATCTATCAGAAAAGCACAGGATTCCATTGAAAGCAGTAAGAAATCAATTTCTGAACAGACTCTTAAGAAAGCAGACCTTGTAAAAAAATACAATGAGGAAGTAGTAAAGAAATTTGATGATTCCAAGTGGGTATTTGACGAATCCACAGCGGTTTGTTCGTTATGCGGACAAAGATTGCCGGAAGATAAAATAGAGTCTTTAAGAGCCGATTTTTCGCAGAGAAAGGCAGATGCAATCGAGATATTTAATGAAGAACACGCGAAAACACTTGCCATGATTGTTGATTATGGAAATGCGTGTGCTGAAATGATTAAGGAGTTGACCGAGAACAACAAAGAATTGGAAAACACAATCAACACCTTGAAACTGCATGAAGCGGAAGAAATTGACATTATCAAGGGATTTGACGAACAGATTTCTAAGATTCCGAAATGCGCTGATTATATGCAGAATGCGGAATATGTCAAGTTAAAGGCTAAACAGGATAAATTGCTTGCTGATATTGCAGAGTTAGAATCCAAGGGTGCAGATAAGGTTGTTGAGGACGCAAAAGCTGATAAAGCAAAATTAAAGAGTCAGCTTGATGAAGTAAATAAGATTATCGCACAGGCGGCTAACAACGTTATGATTGATGATCGCATCGAAACGCTTAGAGACGAACAGAAAGAAATCGGGCAGAAAGTTGCCGACCAAGAGCAGATGCTTTATCTCTTGGAAGAGTTTATTCGTTTTAAGCTGAATAAGGTTTCTGAATCCATCAATAGTCATTTTAAGACAGTAAACTTCAAACTCTGGGAAATGCAATTAAATGGCGGCATGAAAGATTGCTGTGAATGTATCGTAAATGGAGTCGGATATTCAGATTTGAATAATGGTCACAGAATCGTAGCCGGACTCGATATTATCCGCTCATTGAGCGAGTTATACGGTGTGAGCGTGCCGATTTTCGTTGATAACGCAGAATCGCTGAATGAGTTCAATGTGCCGGATATGGATGCGCAGTTAATTCTTTTGAGCGTTTCAGAGGACAAGCAGTTGAAAGTCGAGGGTGTGTAGAATGTCAAGAGTAGGGACAAGCAACAACATCACACAGCCGGATGCACGGTGTATGTCATATGAGGACAATCCAAAATTCTATGAGCATCTTTGCTTTGGAACCGAGAAAGAATGGGATGAAGAAACCAAGAAACAGGAGAGCGGATTTATGTTTGCTCCAACGGAACCATGCAATCCAAGTGCTAGTCCAAATGTTATTACACATTGGCAATCTATTGTTAATGGAAACGTTCCATTTGGTTTGAAAATTGAGGAGGGATGATAAATGCAGTATATCAAAGCAAAATTTCCAAACAGCACCAGAAGTTATACATACCGCACCGAGGATTCTGTGAAAGCTGGTGACACGGTTGTAAATGCCAAAGGTGCAAAGTTGACGGTTACAGATGAATCAGTTGATATGAAGTGGGTAGAAACATACGGTGCTGATAAGGTGTCGGTTGTGAGGAAGTATGATGAAAGCGAGGAATGTGCATGAAGCTGATTAGTATTACAAAGTTTGGGGAACCGGTGGAAAGTGGAACGGTTTTCAGAACTCAAAGCCACGGAATCGACATTTGCATACATAAAATTTGCGGTTGCGGAGACGCGTGGTATCTTAATTGCAACGAATTGGGAATTAATAATCTGCGGCTTAAGAGCGAAAATCTTTTCCGATGTGTGGATGAAGCAAAGGAAATTCTCAAGCAACAATTAGAACTGTTAAATGAGCGGTTTAATAATTTTTATGAGGATAACGATGTTAAGATTTTAAGATATTAAGAAAGTGAGGAATAATTATGGCAGAAAATACGGCAGTATCTACACAGGGAAAACAGGAAATGAATACACAACTTTCCTATTATACGAACCAGTACATAGGGCTTATGGAACGCGACTTCGCAGAGCATGGGCTTGTGCTTAATGATTATTCAAAGCAGTGCGTCATGGCATCTATGAGTGCTATTTACAACCTTGTTACATCTAGCAAAGCCGCTATGAGTAACTTGAATGGATCTAATTTGAGACAGATTATTGGACAAGTATCAAGCCTTCAACTTAATGCCAATGCAGTGCCGAGGGAGTGCTACTTCCAGTTGAGAAGCAGACAGGATGCAAATGGAAATTGGTACAAGGAAGTAGAAATGGGAATTGAGGGAGACGGAAACGATGCACTTCTTCGAAACTTTGGCGTTGATGTTAAAAAGGTATATCCGGTATGGCTTGTGAAAGAAGGTGACGATTTTACATATCCAAAGCATAAAGGAATTGAAGTTACGCCGCCGGAATGGGAAGAAAAAGGACTTTCACAGAAAGTTATCCGTGTTGTTTACCCGGTAGAAATGAAAGATGGGAAAGTTGAATATATGATAGCAGAGCGTGAAAGCGTAAAAGGAAACCTTTTTGCTCATGTCCGTAATAATCTTCTGAATGAGACTTTCGGGCTTGTAAAGGGCGGTAAAAAGACACGCTATGATGCAACGGAAACAGAAAAGAAAGCTATCGCAGAAAAGAAAAATGAAATTCTGAAAGAGCTTTTGGCTTGCAAGACCGTTGAAGATATGCTTGCTTGTGAAGTTGCAAGACCATATATGAGTGCCGCATGGCTTGATACATCAGAATCCATGATTGTTCGTAAGATGCGTAACAATGCAATCAAAAAGCATCCAAAAGACCTTAATGCTATTGCAAAACAGTCTCTTATGCAGATGGATGAAACTTATCAGCAGACGCAGGAAGAAATTGCGGGAAATGCCAATTCAGAGCCGTTTGTTGTAGCCGAATCGGAAGTAACCGAAAGTGCAGCAGTCGAGCCGGAGAAAGTCGTTGAGAATAACGAGAATGTACCGGACTTTATGAAAGATTAGGGAGGTTGCCATGAGAGTTATATCACAGGACGGAACGATTGATATGCCATACGAAATGAGCACTATGTGGTGTGATGATGCTGGGGCTGTACTTTTGCAACCCATCGGAGAAATAGGGGAATATCAGACATTTGCTAAATATTCCACCGGGGAAAAAGCAAAGAAAGCTATGGAAATGCTTAGAATTGCGTATGAAAATAATGAATTTTATCATCATACTGCCAATTCAGAACACTTCACGGAATTTTCCCAAGCGTTAAGCGAAGAAATGTTTAAGAAAGCTACAACAGAATATTTTCAGTTTCCGGCAGAGGAAGAATTGGAGTAGGGTATGAAACTCAGAGTTTTGAATTCAAGCAGTTCCGGAAACTCATACGCCTTAATTGCCGACAATGGAGAAATTCTTGCAATCGAAGCAGGATGCAAATTTCTTGATTTTAAGAAAATGATTGATTGGCGTATTTCTGATGTTGCAGGATGCATTGTAAGCCACGAACACGGAGACCATGCACGATACATAAAAGATTTCATGAAATCCGGCATTCCGGTTTATACGGCATTTGAAACACAGACCGCACTTGAAACCATTACAGGAGAGCGTACAATAGCCATTCCACCGCGCAGACCAAGGCAAATCGGCAGTTTTACAGTAACACCATTCAATGTACCGCATGATACGGAAATAGAGTGCTACGGCTATTTAATCAAACACGAGGAAATGGGCAAACTGTTATTCTTGACCGACTTGGAATATTGCAAATACGATTTTTCGAACCAGATGGTTAATCACATTCTTTGTGAAGCCAATTACGATATGCAATTTGTCAATCGGAATGAGCCAAATTACGAACACCGTTTACGAGGGCATATGAGCCTTGATACGGCACTTAAATTTATTCAGACGAACGACAACCCGGCTTTACGAAATGTCGTTTTAATACACTTATCGGACACAAGCGGAGATCCCGCGTTATTCCTACAACGAACGAAAGAAACAATTGAATATGGAGCGAATGTTTATGTTGCAGAAAAAGGGCTAGAGGTTGATATGAACCTTTGTCCGTTCTGAAAGGAGAAAGCATGAAATTATACATTTACAGATTTTGGGGCGATGAATTTTCTTGTAGAGAAGTAGACGTAGAAGAAAAGCCAAAAACGTATATCATTACTGAAGAATCCGAATTTGAATATAAAGGACAGAGAATCCGCAAGGACGAAATTGGTGTGTTAAGCGGTTACAGCCGGGATAGGGTCATTCTGACGGAGAAAAACAAGAAAAAAGCTGTTGAAATGCTTATTAGCAGGCAGGGCGCTATTGTTGAGAGTTGCCGAGTACGTCTTGAATATGAAGAGAAAAAACTTGAGACCATCAAAGCGGAACTTGAAAAAGAATAATTAGGTTGAAACACCTTGGCGAAAGCCTAAAAGAAACTATCTTGTTTGGCGAATAGTTATCACAAACCTTATTGAAAGCCATGTTTTGGCGGTGCGTTTACCGTACCGCCCTTACAAAAGATTGGAGGTAAAAATTGAAAATATGTGAATACTGTATGGCTGAATTTGAGCCGAAGCGACCAGATCAAAAATACTGCAGACCCAAATGTGCAAAAAGATACGCACAGTTTAAGAATTTTAAAAAGGCTGGAAGAATTGTGTATACAAGAATATGCCCGAAATGTGGCAGACTGTTTATGACGATAGATGAACGCAAAGTTGATTGCCAAGACTGCATCGGCATTGACATTAAAGAACGATTGAGAAAGCCAAAGAAAAAGGATGATGCAATCAAGGCTGTGAATCATATGGCACGCGCTTCCGGAATGAGTTACGGAAAGTTTGTGGCTCAAATGAGCATGAAGCCATTGGAGAGGAAGTGATTGGATGGATTATAAGAAATTTAGACAGGCAAAAGCCATCGAAGCTAAAAACAAGCAGAAATGGCTTGCATTGAATCCGAGACTTGATGAATCAAGTGGAATTTATATTTTGACGAGACAGGACGAAAATGGGTTTAGATATGCATATGTGGGACAGGCTAAGCGTATTTTAACCAGATTGTCGCAACACCTTTCAGGGTATCAGCACATAGATCTTAGCTTGAAGTCTCATGGACTTTATTCAGAGGATAATCCATATGGATGGAATGCAACATCAGTACACTGTCCGATAGATAAACTTGATGAGCGTGAGCAGTATTTTATTAAGCATTACGCGGGCAGGGGCTATCAGCTTCGGAATAAGACAAGCGGTTCACAGGGGGAGGGTAAAGCTAAGATTGATGATTACCGTCCGGCAAAAGGCTATTATGACGGCATTAAACAAGGCAAAAAGAGTCTTGCCAAGGAATTATCGCATATCGCTGAAAAGCACCTTGAAATCCGCTTGAAGCCGGAGAAACAGGGAAACAAAGTTTCTGAAAAACAGTATGAGAAGTTTATGGCTTTGATTTCTGAAGATACATATGAGGAGAGTGATTAAATGGCAGAAGTCAAGTGGATTAAAATCACAACAGATGTTTTTGATGATGAAAAGATTCTGCTGATTGAGAGTATGCCGAGTGCGGATAGCATCATTACGATTTGGTTCAAACTTCTCATTCTTGCCGGAAAACAGAATAACAACGGTGTGTTTATGATGAGCAACAAATTACCGTTCACGGATGAAATGCTTGCCACCATTTTTCGCAGAGATTTGAACACGGTAAGGCTTGCGCTTAAGACCTTTGAAGAGTTTGGAATGATTGAAGTTGTTGACAACGTGATAACGATTCCGAATTGGAACAGGCACCAAACACTTGACGCTTATGAGAAGAAAAAGGAACGTGACAGGCTATATCAGCAGAACCGGAGAAAGAAACAGAAGAACCTAATTGAGCAAAAATCGCCCGATAAATCGTCTGACGTCGCTGTTTCAGATAAAGAAGAAGAAAAAGAAGAAGATAAAGAGAAAGAAAATATAAAAGAAAATTCGCTGTCGACCGATTCCGGAGAGTTGTTTGATTTTGACGATGCATGGAAAAAGACTTTTAGTATATACCCCAAGAAAACAGCGTACAGTACCTCTAAAACAGCTTGGATGGATAAGGTGCTAGAAGTTATCGAAGAGAACCAACCGGACATTGCACGGCTGTTATACAAAGCCACAGAGGCATATTTGAGTGACTATCAAGAAAAGAATCCAGACGATACGGATTTTCGATACATTCCAAAATATGTTGATTGGCTGAAAAATGATTGTGACTATTGGTTGCAGATCGCGGAGAAACGAGGTGATTGCAGTTGACAGAAGCAGAGTTCGGAGTGATCGGGTGCGTATTGATTGACAATGATGTGCTAAATAACATCTGGCGAACACTGAAACCGGAAATGTTTAGTTCGGAATTTGCACAGGATACATACAAAGAAATGCTTGCTATGTATGACCGGAATGAAAGTATAGATCCTATGTCCTTGTCAATGGCACTTGAAAGCCACAAATACGCACAAGAGCAGATTAGCGAATTGATGAAATCCTGTATTACCGGAACAATCACTTCAACTATGGTCAAAAGTTATGCCGATGCGGTTGCGAAAGAATACAAAGTAAGAACGGTTCGTGACATGTATCAGAAATCCAGCTTAAAACCATGTGACATTGATGATACAATCAGTGATCTTCTTACAAGGCTTGAACATTTGCAAGAGGGAAAAGAAGTAAAACTAAAGCCAATTAAGCAGATTTCAGTTGAGAATAAAGACAAATATTTCAACGAAAGTGTCGGAGAGGGCGGTATAAAAATCGGGTTATCGCAACTTGATGATGCGCTTGGAGACCTTGAACGCGGTGATGTAACAGTAATTGCTGCAAGACCGGCAGTCGGAAAATCCGCACTCACAACGCAGATTATTGGCAATATGGCAAAGAAAGGACTTAAAGTCGCATATTTCAATTTGGAGATGAGCGATAAACAGGTATATGAACGATTTATTTCAAGACTTGCGGAAATCGGCTTAACGAGAATCAGAAGAGCAAAAGCGTTTCTTGGCGATGAACAGGAAAAATTTAACCAAGCAAATGAAGAAATGAGTGATTATCAATTATGGATTGCATCCGGGACTGTATCTCCGAGGGAAATAAAGTCAGAATGCAGGCACCAAAACTTTGACGTTATCGTTGTTGACTATCTGCAATTGCTTATGCCGGATAACAGATATTCCGGAAGAAATGAAGAAGTAGCATCAATTTCAAGAGGTTTAAAATCGGTTGCAAGAGACTTAAATACACATGTAATAGCACTTTCGCAGATAACAAGAGCATCTGAAAGCAGAGACACAAAAGAACCTACCATGGCAGAGTTGAGGGAATCTGGAGCAATCGAACAGGACGCGTCAAACATAATTATGCTGTGGAATCTGTCAGACAATGACAAGGGAGCCAAGGGTGTAAAAATCGAGAAGAACAGACAGGGAATGACAATGCGTGAAGCAATGGAGTTTGATGGAGATCACATGAAGTTTGTTGAAATCGAAAAACCACTTGATGATGTTGTTGCGGAAATCAAAAAGAAAGAACGTGGGGACGGATTCAAACCATACAATGGCGATTGTCCGTTTTAGAGGTAGCAGCTATGGCAAGTGCAAAAATCGAAAAGGGTTCAGAAGAATGGCAAGTATTTATGGATTATTGGCAATTCATTCAGAAATACTATTCACCGGACAACGCTGATTCTTGGTGGGATGAAGTTGTAAAATCCGGAGAATCATTGATAAACAAATACAAGGGCATGGAGATTGAAGAACGTGCAAGACAGCTTGTATTGAGTCATTTTGCATGGTTGGAAATCACATACAGAAAGGAGAAATCAAAGAAATGAGCAATGCGTTGAGACGGAAGAAAAAGCCGACATTTTACACAAAACAGGAAATGCGGATTATCGGGCAAAATGATTTTGAAAAGAGAAATGCTGATAAGGTTATATCAAAATCATACAAAGATTTTGTCGTGATTGGGTACATAATTCTGCATGACAAATTCGGATTCGGACAGACAAGAATCATCCGGTTGCAGGATTTTTTGAAATCCTACTTAGATGAAGCAGCATCCGGTGGAAATACCGGAAAGGACTTGTCTGTTTACCTGAAAAGTAAATACGGAATCGACATCAAAGAAGAAGTCGGAAAAATTCCACAGAGACAGTTAATGAACCTGTATGCAAAGAAAGGTTTCTGTATCGAGCGTGAAGCCTACAGACTTTCCAGTGCATCTTTGTTTAACTATTTTGCACTGACACTTACTATTCTGAAAAATGAATTTAAGATAACAGCGAAACAGTTGCAATATTTCACGGAAAAATTCATCGACTACATTGATACACTGGCTAATTACAAGCAGTTTCAGTTGACTGTACCGATGATTGCCGAGACATTGGCTGATGAAATCAAATTTGTGTGTGATTTGGAGGTGTAGAGAATGGCTGAAAATGAGAAATATGTGGACTGTTTGACCGAAGCGGAATCCGAAGATATGGCAGTTATCGTAAACAAAACGATAAAGGAAATTTGTTTATTTTCTGATAAGCACAATTTTGACCGCGACAATATGCTTAAGTATTACGCGGAACTTATCGGTACATTTACTGAAATTTCAACAATACAGGGCTTTGAAGTGGAAAATCCACATACCAATGCTGATCGAATTCGAAGCATGACGAATGAGGAATTGGTAAGTGTGGTTGTGTGTCCGGACAGTGTTACAGGCGAGGACACTGATTGCAATCAATATCATGATTGTAAGGAATGTACTCTTGATTGGTTGCAGAAAGAAAGTGAGGTTTAGATATGCTGAACAGAGAGAAATATGGAAATGAGATTATAGAACTTGCGGTAAATAAAGGAATGTTTTGCATTAAAAATGGAGAGCCTGTACTTTGCGAAGAAACTGAATGTAAAGATTGTGATTTTCACGAATCAGATTCATGCAAAGGTAGTACGTATAATTTCCGCGAATGGCTTAATTTAGAGTATGTTGAGCCTCCTGTTGATTGGAGTAAGGTAGCAGTCGATACGCCGATTTTGGTAAGAAATAGCGAAAAAAATTCGTGGGAAAAAAGATATTTTGCAAAATACGAGAACGGAATAGTGTACGCATGGGGATACGGAGCAACATCTTGGAGTGCGCGCGGAAGTGGCGATATAAGCGATTGGAAAATGGCAAAGCTGGCAGAAAGTGAGGATCATAATGTCAATAAGCAGGATTAAGAACCGGATATCTGAGGCAGCAACAGAAGCCTGCGGATATTCGCCGCTGACGAAAGTGATTTCAGAGGAAGAAATCAACAGGATTTTGAAGCAGGAAAGCGGATGGATTCCAGTAAGTGAGAGACTGCCGGAAGAATCTCTTAATAGTGTAATTGGATGGGATACATATCGAAACCGTTGTTGCTTTGTACAATATTTGGGAGGACGGTTTGTCCTCGGTGATGATATTGATAGTGTAAATGTCACAGCCTGGATGCCACAGCCGGAGCCGTACCGGGAAAGCGAGGGATAATATGACGGAGAGTGAAGCAATTAAGATATTGAAGAAAGACAGTTGTTATGAATGCGCACAAGGCACAGACAGCCCGCTTAATTGTGAATATGGGGGATGCAGGGTTGCGAAAGCTACTAGAGTAGCAATACAGGCACTTGAAGAAGTACAACAGTACCGTGTAATCGGCACACTGGAGGAATGCGGGGCGGCGGCGGTTAAGCAGACGGCGAAGAAACCTATATTTAACCATAACCTTAGTGATACTCTTTCTATATTCCATTGTGAATGCGGAAACAAAATTAAAGTCAGTCACGATATAGGGATAATGAATAACAACAATGCGCCAAATTACTGTAGCAAGTGCGGTTGCAGGTTTGATTGGAGTGATGAAGAATGATGTTTCAATCGTGCATAAATTTCATTCTGCTAATACTTATAGCCATTAGGTTAGATATTCTAACAAAATTTGGAGTTAATCTTTTTTGCATTCTGTCAGTTGTAGCGATGATCGGACACGAGATTTTTGATTATTTGAAAAGAGGAGATAAAAACGATGGGACTGATTGATGCGGACGCGCTAAAAGAATATTGCATGAATGCGAGTAAGTCTGATGATGATTTTAGGAGAGTAAGTTTGGCAACATTGGCGAACGTGGTAGATGTACAGCCGACCGCCTATGATGTAGACAAGGTTGTGGCGCAGTTGGAAGATAGAAAGAGCCTCATGTTGGAAACACTTAAAATTTCAGAATCAGATATAGATAGAGGAAGAATTTACGGAATGGATAAAGCAATCGAGATTGTGAAAGGTGGTGGAGTAGATGGTTAATTTTGACAGATTTGACTTTCTGGTTGATATACAAGATGTATATATTCTCCCGACAATTAGGATAAGCACACAGCGTGAAATGATTGATAAAAATTTCAATATTCAGATTCATTTTGCAGTATTTCATTTTAGATGGAGGTGGGTAGATGGCAATTAAACCAATTTTATTTAACACCGAGATGGTTCGGGCGATTCTGGACGGACGGAAGACCTGCACCAGACGTGTGATAAAGCCACAACCACAATCAGGGCTATGTTATACATATGCAGGTGGCCACAAGGATTGTATAGGAAAATGGACATATCCAAACAGGGGAGCACACAAACTTTGGGGCGAAGAATATAAGCTTCCGGAAAATATAAAGGATGAGGAATTAAGCAAACGATGGAATCCACCATATCACACGGACGATATACTGTACGTGAGAGAAACATGGAGCGAAGGATATGAAGATGGAACATATATTTACAGGGCTGATGATAAGCTGGCAGACTTGCCTACATTTAAGGAATCATCAAAACTGATATACCATCCGTCCATTCACATGCCAAAAGAAGCAGCGCGTATCTGGCTGAAGGTTACGGATGTGAGAGTGGAGCGGTTGCAGGAGATCAGCGCAGAAAGTGCGTTGGCAGAAGGAGCAGATAAGTATATCCACACAAATGGAGGACTTGATGAAAACATGACAATTACATCGTTTATAGGGATTTGGAACAGCACCATTAAAAAATCCGACATTGATCGTTATGGTTGGGATGCAAACCCCTATGTGTGGATTATCGAGTTTGAGCGGTGTGAAAAGCCGGAGGGAGTGTGATGGTATGTGTACAATGAAGTGGAAAGAAGTTGTCCCAGAACAAGATGACTGGGAAAAGCAAATAGACATCGTTGCCTATTATGGTAGTATCACCGTAGGAAGCATTGTTTATTGTGGCGAAGAGATAGGATGGCAGTCAGTGATTGATGGCCACATGAATTTTATGCAAGCAGAATCCTTAGAGGATGCCAAAAGGGAAATGATTGATATATTGGAGGAGCACTGTACCGACCAAATCAACTATTATAAGGAGTTACAGGGATATCTTGAAGAATTAAATGCAGCGGAGGTGAACTGATGGCTAAAGCAGTATTGGTTATAGATATGCCGGAATCGTGCGATATGTGCGATTTCGTAGATGATAAGCAGCCACCAAGATACGGAGAAAAAACATTGTATTGTGGAATTCCGGGAATGGGAGAGGATGTAACAGATTATATAGCATGTAGACCCGAATTTTGTCCGCTTCGGGAACTGCCGAAGAAAGCAAATCATCCTGCTTATTGTGATAATGGAAGATTTGATAAAGGCTGGAATGCCTGCATAGATGAGATTTTAAAAGCAAATGGAATGAGAAAGGAGTAATGACAGAAGCCTTGGTAGACCAAGGTTGACCGCCTAAAGGTGAAGAAAGGCGAGAACAAAAGGAATTTAATTTGCAGTGCAGCAGGCACTATGGGAAGCCGTAATTCCTTATCCACGGACACAGGATTATTTCTGTTAAGTGGTTGTCATGAAAAGATTAAAAGTATGTTGAGTAAGCGCAGGAATATCAAGTTTTATGGCTGGATATTTAGCAGGGAATGTAGACGAATGGATTTACATTGACATTGCAGACCAACATGAGGACAGTATCAGGTTTATTAAAGATTGCGAGAAAGCAATCGGGAAAGAAATTCAGATACTGAAATCAAGCGAGTACGGATGTGTAGAGGATTGCGTGAGGACATTCGGAGGATTCAGAAGTCCGGCAAATGGATTTGCACCCTGCACGAACTGGCTCAAAAAGAGAGTGAGAAAAGAGTGGGAGGAACGACATAAGGATTGTGAATTGATTTACGTCTGGGGATTCGACCTTAAGGAAAAGAACCGGGCAGAGCGGACGATTGAAGCAAATCCGCAAGCCGCACACGAATTTCCACTGATTGACAAAAACCTCTCAAAAGAAGAGGTACATGGATTGTTTGAACGGACTTTTGATTTTGCCCGACCTCGGATGTATGAACTTGGCTATCCGAACAACAACTGTATCGGATGCGTCAAAGGCGGTATGGGATATTGGAATCGAATCAGAAAAGATTTCCCGGAAGTATTCGAAAGTCGGGCGAAGTTGGAAAGAGAAGTCGGACACTCCATGTTGAAAGACAAAAACGGACCGGTATATCTGGATGAGTTAGATCCTGATCGGGGAGATATGAATACAGAGATCATGCCGGAATGTGGAATTATGTGTTATTTAAGTTTGAACTGAAAGGAGTAATTCAGAATGAAGATTTTAAGTAAAAAGAAATACAACAAACTCATTGAAGATCTTGAGGAATCGCAGAAAAAGGTCGAGGAACTCAAAAGGATAAACGAGAGTATCGGGAAAAAGCTGGAAGATAAAAAGACAAGTTGCAAGGCAAATGTTGGAAAAGATTTTTGTAATGTTTGCAAAAATTCTTACAGTTATAAGAACAATAATGGGAATAAGCCCATTAACTGTGTAGGTTGCTTGCTTGATGTGCCTTGTGAAGATTTTAAGAGAAAAGAAGATAACTAACTAAAAATCAAAGAAAGGAATAGGTTGTGCGCACATAAAACCGGGTTTCCTTTTGGTAGATTTAGAATGAAAGTACATTGTTTATTTGAACAGTCAGGAACATTCAAGAATGCTTTCAAGAAGTATGGGATTGAAGCCTACGACTATGATATTCAGAATGAATTTAACGAAACCGACTATGTTACTGACCTTTTTGAAGAGTTGATAGGGGGGTATCAAGGCGAGCCAAGTTTGTTTGATAAGATAAGTACTGATGATTTGATATTTGCATTTTTCCCTTGCACTAGGTTTGAAGCACAAATACTTTTATCCTTTCGGGGTCAGCAAAAACAAGATAAGAATATGACCTTGTTGGATAAGTTAGAAAGAGATTTGCGACTTCATACAGAGTTACATCGTAACTATCTATTAGTTACTAAACTTGCAATAATTTGCGAAAGAAAAGGATTGAGAATGGTTTTGGAAAATCCGGCTGGAGAACAACATTATCTTACCAAGTATTGGTGCGTTAAACCGAAAGTAATTGATAAAAACCGAAGAGAGAATGGAGATTACTTTAAGAAACCTACTCAATTTTGGTTTTTCAATTTTGAACCGAAATTCAATTTTATTTTTGAAGCGTTGGATTGGGTTAAACCTAAAACTTGGAGTGGTTTATCGCAAACAGAACGCAGTATGATACACCCACAGTACGCAGATAGATTTATCAGACAATATATTCTCGATGAAGAAATATGGAGAAAACAATAGTTTTATAGATTTTATCAATTATTATTAGATTTTCCACATTAAAAAATCTAAATATCAACCAATAAAATAAGGAGAAATGGCTTATGAAATTTACAAAATTCATTAAGCCAGAACTTGAATACATTAAAGAAAATGCCAATTTCACGGAAGAAGAGGAGAGGATTTTCTCTCTTCTCTGCCGTGGTTTTTCACAAAAGCAAATATCCACAAAAGAAAATCTATCACTAAGAACGATAGAGTACAGAGTGAGAGATATAAAAGATAAAATAGAAAGAACGGGGGTATTTGATTGGATGAAAAAGAACTGTTGAAATATGCCGTTGATAGTGGTATTCTCGACATAGCACTTGTGCAGAAACAAGTCACTATGCAAAAGAGAGAAAAATTACTCAACAAAAATCCCTATAAAATCTATCAAGGAAAGGATGAGAACTGGTACTCATATCTGCCGGATGAAGTTAAAGGCAGACGTAAAATCAAGGCAAAGCGTAGAGAAGCGGTCGAGCAGAAAATCATTGATTATTGGAAAGAGAGAGAGGATGACCCTACAGTAGAGGAAATCTTCAATCGTTGGATTTCACAAAAGCTGGAACTTGAAGAAATCAGCAGGGCAACCTATGACAGATACTTAATGGACTTTCAGAGATACTTTGACGGTATCAAAGATAAGAAAATCAAAAGAATAGACGAATGCGAGCTTGAAACGTTTATACGGAACAGCATCCATAATTTCAACATGACTTCCAAGGCATTCTCAAACTTCCGGACGCTAATCTATGGAATCTTTAAGTATGCCAAGCGAAAGAAGTATGTCAAGTTTTCCATTACATACACGCTGAAAGATATGGATATATCGCCAAAAGCGTTTAAACACGTAGTCCGACGAGCAAAAGACCAAGTATATATGCCGGATGAAAAGGAGCGCATGGAGATGTACCTTAGAAATCACTTGGATATCGTGAACCTTGGATTGTTATTCATGTTTAAGACAGGAGTCCGTGTCGGGGAATTGTCGGCATTAAAGCGGAAAGACGTTGAAAACTACACGGTTGCTATCAATTCTACAGAAACACGCTATCGGGATGATGATGGTTTTCACTATGAGGTCAAAGATTTTCCGAAATCAGAAGCCGGATTGCGATTTGCAATATTGCCAGATAAGTACAAATGGATTCTTGATGAAGTACGAAAGAGAAATCCCTTCGGGGAATATCTATTTGAGAGAGATGGAGAACGGTTGAAATCCTACAACTTTCGTGAACGTTTGCGTTACATTTGCGAACATGAACTGCGAATGAAAGTGAAATCCCCGCACAAAATCCGAAAGACATACGGAAGCATCTTGCTTGACGGAAAAGTGAAAGAGTCCACAATCCTTGATACTATGGGGCATACAGACATTAGTTGCACAAAAGATCATTATTATTTTGACCGAACAGGAATTGAGGAAAAGAGACAGGAACTTGACTTAATTGAAGCATTATGAGTCCCTAGTACTCAAAGGTACTCAAAGAAAAATTGAAAGAACGGCTATTTTAAGCCATTTCAAGGCAATTACTCTAGGGTTCGATTCCCGTACGGACTGTTTTAAAAGTCGCATAAACACTGTGTTTGCGGCGTCTTAAAAAACTTTGGTACTCAAAATGGTACTCAAAAACTGAACACAAAAGAAAGGAGCCTGCACAAGTGCTTTAGATTCTTTTCTGAAAATGGTAGACTTGGAACGCTTTGAGCGTTCTTTTTTTATGCGGTTTTTCTGCTTATTTTTTGCGGAAGAACCGTATTTTTTTATGCAAAAATATAAGCATAGGAGGGATGCGGAATGTTATTTACGGATGAAATTCTTGAAAAAATCTTAACAAGAGAAGATGTGTCAAAGGTTCCGCTTGTGTATCAGTCAGCAATGATACACGCAATCAAGGAAGTATTGGAGGAAGAGAATGTATCAGATGCAAAATCAGAATATGGCATTTAACCCAAACCCAAGCTATGCCGCATATCAGTACAATCCAATGCAAAGGTTTCAACAACCAGAGCCACAGATTCCGCAGATGCAACCGCAGTTTCTTGGAATCCAAGGAAAAGTAGTACAGTCGGAATCAGCAATCATGGCGAATGATGTACCTATGGATGGAAGTGTTGCGTTTTTCCCAATGCAGGACATGAGCGCAATCGTAGCAAAACAATGGGATGCCAACGGAACAATCAGAAAGACCGTTTACAAGCCTTTTAATGAGCAGATGGCAGATTCTTCAAATGATGATAAAAAAATTGAAATAGGGCTGTCTGACGATGCGACAAAGGCTATTACTGACAAATTGGATTGCTTGTTTGGAAAGATGGAAGAGTTGGAAGATAAGTTATCTTCGCAAACGCAAAGAAAATCTTCACGAACACAAAAGGAGAGTGAGTCTTAATGAATCCTATGCAGATGTTACAAGGTATGAGAAACCCACAGCAGTTTTTACAACAAATGATGGGGAATAACAGCGTAATGAACAACCCTATGGCTCGTAATGCTATGCAGATGGCGCAAAAGGGAGATTCCAAGGGCATCGAGCAGATGGCTAGGAATTTGTGCAAAGAAAAGGGAATTGACGCAGATAAGGCTTTTGAGTCGTTTAAAAGCCAATTAGGAATGTGATACTAATTCTTGCAAGATTATGTATATAAAAATGAATTATGGAGGTAAATTCTATGTTTAACACAGGTAATTGTGCATCCGTTCCGCTTGTCGCGAACATTGACGGAAACGGAAATAACAATGGATGGGGCGCAGAAGGCTCATGGCTATGGTTCATTATCGTTATCTTCGCCATCTTCGGATGGGGCGGATTCGGTAACGGATTCGGAGGAAACGGAATGAATGGTGGTGTCGGAAGTGAAATCCAGCGCGGATTTGATAATCAGGCGGTTGTGTCAAAGCTTGACGGAATTACAAACGGAATTTGCGACGGATTCTATGCAGTGCAAACCGGCATGAATGGCATCAACACAAACATTTTGCAGACCGGATTCGGCATTCAGCAGGCTATCAATGCTGATACAGTCGCTAACATGCAGAATACAAATGCATTGCAGTCACAGCTTGCTAACTGTTGCTGTGAAACAAGAGAAGCTATCCAAGGCGTAAACTACAACATGGCACAGAACACTTGCGCGTTGCAGAACACCATGAACAGCAACACGAGAGACATTATCGACAGTCAGAACGCAGGAACACGCGCTATCCTTGATTATCTCTGCAATGAGAAAATTTCTAGCTTACAGGCAGAGAATAGCGACCTTCGTAGAGCGGCTTCACAGGATCGTCAGAGTGCATTACTTACAACTCAGATGGCAGCTCAGACACAGCAGATTATCAATGCAGTAAATCCGGCTGCAATCCCGGCATATGTCGTACCTAACCCAAATGCTTATGCATATGGATGTGGATGCAACGCCGGTTGTAACTGCTAAAACTAAATAATTGAGTATCTTAATTGAGTTTAACTCAATCATGTCTGCTATGCAGTATTACTTATAACCAAAGGGCAGACTATAATGTTTGCCCTTATTTTGTGAAAGAGAGGTAAAAATAATGGAAGTAACAGGAATTGCATTACAAACCGTTGCCGCTGGAGAAGATGTTGCATTTACAGAAACGGCAGTAAACGGAACAAAATGTATCGTACACAGACAGGGAAGTGGAATTATCAAGCTAAGAGGTATCACCAATCAGTGCAAAGCTAGATTTTTGGTATCGTATTCCGGCAACATTCAGATTCCGACAGGCGGCACAGTTGGAGAGATTTCGCTTGCCATTGCAGTAGACGGAGAGCCTTTACAGTCAACAAAGATGATCGTGACCCCTGCGGCAGTTGAGAATTTCTTTAATGTATCAGCACAAGCATATGTTGATGTGCCATGCGGTTGTTGCAGTACCGTAGCCGTGCAGAATGCGTCCACACAGGCTATCGAGGTTCAGAACAGTAATTTGATTGCAGTAAGGGAGGCTTGATATTATGCATAAGTTTGCGAAACAGATTATGGATTGCGTGAAAGCCCACGTTGACGGCATTGGAATTGAGAATTTTGAGGGACAAAACCTTGATGATCTCAAGGATTGGACGGAGATTGCAAAGAATATCGTATGCTTTGACAAGGACTATAACATTGTTGAAGCTATGAAAAATTCCGAAGATGAAGAAATCATGCGCATGGTGGAAGAATTTGGGGATTATCCGGTAAGAAGATACTACAATGAGTACCGGTACTCAAATGGCAGATTCGCACCGAAAGGGCGTGGAACACGCAGAGGATATGTAGAACCACCGTATTATCATCAGATGCCAGAAGATTACCACGAATGGGAGAGAATGCCGGAATACGACCGAATGAGAGACCTTGACAGAATGAGTATGGGAAAGATGTATTATTCAGAGCCTATGAGCGGAAATAATGGCATGAGTACCGGTACTCACGATGCAAGAGAGGGCAGAGCCGGTATGAGCCGGAGAAGCTACATGGAAACAAAGGAAATGCATAACGGAAATTCACCGGAAGATAAGGACGCAAAGATGAAAGAACTTGAAAAGTACATGAAATCACTTTCGGAAGATGTGACAGAACTGTTTTCAGGTATGTCCCCAGAAGAGAAACAGTTGACCAAGACAAAGCTGACTACGCTTGTCACGAAAATGTAATGGAGAGGGCATTTTGCCCTCTTTGTTTGCGAGGTGGTAAATTGTTCACGATAAACAATGGAATATGGAATTTGGTCAAAGTATCGCGTTACAGCGATATGCTACAGAGAAGTGATGGAAGTAGAACGGTAGGCATGACCGACAGAGACACGAAAACGATATATCTTGCGGATGATCTACGCGGAAGGTTCCTTGACCGTGTGTTGTGCCACGAATTATGTCATGCATTCTGCCTTTCATATAACGTATACATGGATATTGGCACCGAGGAAATTGTAGCAGACTTCTTGACTACATACGGAAGAGAAGTATTTGAAATAGCAGACAGACTATTGATTGAACTTATGGAGGTTGTTGCATAATGGATAAAATTTCAGAACTCTTGCAGTACGTGCACCGGACGAATCCGGGAATGAGTAGGGAAAGGCTGATAGAAGAGTTGAGCAAAAGTGACTATGCGGCGCGGTCTTTGATTTTTACGAAAGAAAATTTTCTCCGCGCGCCAAAAAATATTTCGTAATTTTTTGTACCCCCCTGGGGTAGCGTTTTTGGGGTCAAGATTCCATTTTCACGGATTCCAAAAAACATGTAACAAGCGTGCAATTATCTGCGGCATTCCGCAAATAACACAAATACACTATATATTATGTTGTATATAGATAATTCATTGATGATATTTGATGGTATTGCCGATCACAGGCAAACGCCAAAAGACGCTTGCCCGGCTATAGTTACAATCTAGCATAAACCGCATTTTACCACTTGTCAAGATAGTTTTTCCCATCGTATCGGCTGTAAGTGCGTGTTATGTTTTCCGGTCTTTGCGTGATCTGTAACCAATCGCCGCCACATTGGGCGGTTATTTTGATTTTTGCAGACTCCACCCATTCCACGCCATCAAACTTTGAGTAGCCGCACATTTTGCCGGATATTTCCAGATAACCAAGGGCAGACACCCGGCGCATGATTTCCCTTTTTCCGATATATTCATATTTTCCCATCTTTCCCACCTCCTTGTGTTACGTTTATTTGTCAATTTGCGCATGGAAACCGATTTCCATGTAGTCCGCAAAAGTTGACCATACAATCCATCCGGGCGGTGTAAGTTTTTCCCCGGTCTTATAATCCCGGAATGAGTAACGCGGAATAACGCCGCTTTTTTCTTGATCTAGCGCGTTGTTAATTGCTTGCGATTCTGTTACGATCTGCACACCTTTTCCCGTGTGCAAAATATATCTTTCTTCCATTTCTTATACCTCTTTCCTTTTATTTGCTCATTTTTGAGTAAAAACCGCCGCCGGTAGCGATCCGGCGTGCATCCTCTGCGGCGGTTGGTTACTTTACATAAACTCGTACATAATTCTTGTTTTTGTTGTATGAGTAGCTTTTTACTTGCATATCGTCAAATTCATTCCCGGTTTCTGCGCCGTAATTTGCGCAGATCAATTTATTGTTTTCGCCGTATATTCTCCACGGTACACGGCAGGCGTTCCAATCACATTCCATAAATAATTCGTATAGCGTTCTTTTCATGGTTTCAAGTCCTCCATATTCTAAAATTTCCCGAGTATTCCGGTTGCGCCCTGTCTCATCGGTGCAGGTGGGGCAGTTCCTACAGACCGCCGGGTGGCGGTTTCGACTATTCGCAAATTCTGCGGAAAATTTCAATTGTGAGTTCTGCGGCGGCTCTTTTTCTGTCTGCTGTATAGCCTTTTCGCTTGCTTTTTAATGCTTTTTCTGCTTGTTCAAGGTTTCCAACTCCCCATGATGCCGCTTTATCAAGTTTTTTCCATTCATCCGGTGCAACTTTTACGGCTTTAAGTGTTGCCGTGTTGATCTCGTAATTGTCTTTGTATTCTGGGTGCAAATCTTCGCAAACCGGAATATATTCATGCGTTCCCATGTTTTCGCCGATATTCCAGACAAAAAAGCGAACAGGGATTTTCTCAACGATTTCAAAAATATCAGTTTTTTCACAAAGTGTAGAAGTGCTATAAATTTTGTTGTTTTCAAATTTTAACGTTTTCATATTTTCCCTTTCTGGTCTGCCATCATCAGAGCCGGGAGACCATCCCGCGGCTGACGCTCCAGATCGGAGCGTTTCGGCTATGCTATGCAGATTTCAAACACATCCCCTTGGACGTGTTCAAAATCGACTTTTTCAAAAATCCCAATGCCGTAAAAGTCGGCTGTGAGTTCCCCGAAGTGGTTATACTCAAACGCGATATTGTGCTTTTTCAGCTCCTCGATTGCGTCGCCATTTTTTGTTGTTCTCCATGCAAAATGCATTCCTGTTTTTCTCATGTTCAAGCCCTCCTTATAAAATTTCCGAAAGCTGTAAAATCTGCGCTTCGCTTAAGTGGTCAATAACCACATTTCCGTTTACGTCGCTCAATTCGTATTCATCCGGAAGAGTGGTAAAACCGTCAAACTGGTTCGAAATATAATAACCTTTGCTTTCTAATAATGTTTCTGCCGCTTTCATATCTTTCATGTTGTAACCTCGCTTTCGTGCTTCATTTGATAGTTGTATAATATCACTAATTTTAGTGACAGTCAATAGCAAATATCACTTTTTTTAGAAATATTTTTCTTGACTTTTCCGGATAGGAAAAGTATGATTGATTTAAGAAAATCTATATAGAAAGGAAGATGCGCAATGCTAAAATACAGATTTGATGTAGGGGACGCGCTGGAGCGCATCGGCTTTAACTCCTACATGGCTAAAACAAGCGGATTGTTAAGTCAAGAAACGCTCAAAAAAATAAAACGTGAGGACACAAATATAAATGCAAAGAGCATTAATAATCTTTGTCTGCTTTTGGATATGCAGCCGAAAGACATCTTTATATATGTAGAGAGTCCGGAAGATTTGGAACTGAAAAAGAAATTGCAAAAAAAAT